GCCAAAAAATGCTCCGGGGGGATATTTGACCAGAGTGTTCTGGCCCCGGTGGCTGCTAGACGGGTACGTGTAAGGGTCGACAACAAAGCGTGAGAGGATTGCGCTGTACAAACTTCATGATGGACGCCTCGAGCTTAGCCTCTCGCGGATAACCCAGGTCGCTTTAATCCTGGCGTCCATCGCCTAGGGGTGCTAGCTCAGCTTGGTAGAGCATCGGACAACGCAAGGTCGCCGGTTCAAGTCCGGTCCCGGATTACTGGGTAGCTCAGGTAGCAGAGCACTGCGAGCGCCGAAGGTCGTTGGTTCAAATCCAACTCACCCCGCGCAAGAAAACTCCCCGCTCGAAAGAGGACCCCCGATGAGCATCGACTCGCTCGATGATGTACAAGCGGGCGACTTGATGTTTGCCAGTCAGGCCGCGCGTTCTACACGCACTCTCGTCAACACTGGCGAATGGCTGATGCACGACAACTTCGAGATCGGCGAGTTCTCTGTCGGTCATGTGGCGGTGGTTATTCCTGGCGGCAAGATCGTCGAGGCAATGCCGCACGGTGCCCGCATCCGCGATTTCACTCCCGCTGACTGGGGACCGCACACGGCGTTCGTCCGTCTCCCTGAGGACTATCCCGGTCAAGCGCTCGATGCTGCCGCGGTGGCCGAGGTCATGGTCGGGACGCCATACTCGATCCTGTCCTACGTCTACATCGCGTTATTCCTGGCCGGCCTGAATTTCAACTGGCTCGCCAAGCGCATCAACCGTCGTCTCCCCGTCGACGTTATCACCCTCCCGAGTGGCCGTGTCATCAACGTCGCTCTTCCTGTCGAGGAGATCTGTTCTGTTCTCGCGGAGCAGTCATGGACTCTCACCGGCAAAAAGGTCGTCGTCGGCACGGCTCCTCAGGTGGTGACTCCGGGTATGCTCGCTCGCCAGCTGTGGGAGCGTCTCGGTGTTCTGAAGGGCGCCTTCTGGTTCAACCGCTGAGGTTAGATACCCTAGCGGCGAAAACACGGGCTGTCCTGTTTTGCCTCGGTGACCAGAAAGACCATCTAACAAGGAGTAGTCGTGGCCAATACCACGCCCCGCATCGGGGTCGTCACTTCGGGGAACGTCCCCGGGAACATGCACGCCGCACCGATCATCCTCGTAAACCCCGACGGTACCTCCGCCGGCACGGTCAAGAAGCAGGCTGCGCAGGCGGATAGCACCGCCACCGACGTGACCGGCATGAAGACCGACTTCAACGCCCTGCTGGCCAAGCTTCGCGCGGCCGGCGTCATCTCCTGAACAAGCCGCCCCATAGAAGTCCCCTTCCCTGCATTTCTATGGGGCGGCTCCAGGTTAGATACCCTAGCGGAGAAAACACGGGTTGTCACGTTTTGCCTTTTGATCTTGATATCCCCTCTTCCCCGCGCCCCATCACCCCAACTAAAACTCTACTAGAAGGGAGTCGAAACTGTGCCTCGACGTTCCACAAGTCCCTCGGAAGAAGAGCCAAGTCTCCGTCGGCCAGCAACAACTCCCGACGAACGAGAAACCGAAATGATCGACCTCGCCGACCGGCTTGCTGAACGACAACTTCGAGACGGATCGGCTTCTGCACAGGTCATCACGCATTATTTGAGGCTTGGATCGTCACACGAGAGACTTGATCAAGAAAAGATGAAACTCGAAGCGAAACTTCTCGAAGCGAAAACCGAGCAGATTGCCGGCCAACAGCGTCAAGAAGAACTCTTCGCCAAAGCAATCCTTGCGATGCGGTCTTATCAAGGCGAGCCGTCACCTGTTCCCGACGACGGAGACTTCGAATGATCAAGACGCATTCCGAGATGAGCACCTTCCCAACTTTCGAGCAGCGCTTTGCGTACCTCAAGTTGGGGGGTGCTGTGGGTGCTGCGACTTTCGGATTCGATCGGTATCTGAATCAAGATTTCTACCGGTCGGCATTATGGAAGCGCGCCCGCCAACTCGTCATCGCACGAGACTATGGCTGCGACCTCGGCGTCGAAGGTCACGAGATTTTCGACCGGGTTTACGTCCATCACATGAACCCTATGAGTCCTGAAGACATTAAGCACTCTAACGTCGACATCCTCGACCCGGAGTATTTGATCAGTGTCTGTCACAATACTCATAATGCGATTCACTATGGCGATGAGAGCTTGCTCCCTAAACCAGTGATCGCTCGCAAACCCGGCGATACCAAACTCTGGTAGGCCAAAACGCATTAAGGATGAACGATGCGTAAACTGTTCGGGCGCTCCATCAGCGCCGCGGCTCTGATCTTGGCCGTCTTCCTGGCCGGATCATTCCACGGTAACACGGCGCCGCAGCTTCAGAAGGAATCCCTGGTGTACCTCTACCAGGGAGCCGCTCAGGGTGGTCAGACGGAGACCAGCGTCGCTGCTCAGATCACCGTCAACCAGCCCGTGGTGAAGTCGACCGACTACCACTCGCTCGTCGAGCTGTCGATCGCCTCCACCGACGGCAAGCAGATCGTCGAGGTCGGCTGGATCGTCGACCGTACCGGTATCAACGGTACGGACCTCACCAACCCGCACCTGTTCGTGGGTGCGTGGGTCAACAACAATTTCCTGGGGTACAACAACGCAGCTGGGTCCGGCTGGGTCGACAACACTGCAGTGGCCACCAATGCCGGCGCCAGTCTCGCATCCTACGTGGGTGCAGCGACTCCGCCGATCTTCGGCATGGTCCACTACAACTCCGCGTGGTGGGTTTCGTTCGACGGCAACTACATCGGCGATTTCCCCGACACGCTGTGGACGGGCGCAACGCCGTCAGTTACGACCTTCACGGTCTTCAACGTGTTCCAGGGCTTCGGCGAGGTGGCGGCTAACTTGACGTCCCCCACGACGACTACCTGTACTGACATGGGTTCGGGCGTTCTGCCGACCGCATACGGTACGCCGACCACGGCGGCCAAAATCGCCAGTGTCACGTACAGCGCAACGACGGCTGTGCTTTCACCGATGTCCGTCGCCGTCCCGGCGAATTACACCAACTACGTTAGCGGGACGTCTCGCTCGGTCACCCTCGGTGGACCGGGTACCGGCACCTGCTAGCTTTTCACAAGAAGGGTGGGTGTCCCATGAAGGACCCACGTCCCGACTGGGACACCTACTATCTCTACATTGCTCAGGCTGTTGCTACTCGAGCAGACTGTACGCGTCGCACCATCGGAGCCATCATCGTCAAGGGCGATCGTATCGTCTCGACGGGCTACAACGGAGCGCCTGCAGGAAAGCCGGGCTGTCTCACTCAAAATGCATGTCCACGAGGTCGCATGAACAAATCTGAAGTCGCCATGGGGTCGAGTTACGACACTGGCGCCGGATCTTGCATCGCCCTTCATGCAGAACAAAATGCAATTCTTCGGGCCGGCCTCGATGCACGAGGATCGATCCTGTACATCACCGACGAACCTTGCGATGGCTGTTCTCGTCTGATTGAAGGCGCCGGCATTTCCTTGGTCGTCTTTCCCGACAAAAACGACATTCAACAGACAAGGATCGTCGCATAATGGATCGCATGATTTCATTCGGAGTGGGAACGGTTGGTGAGGAAGATTATTTCAGCACCTTCCAGGACATCTCTGAGCTCGCCCGTAATCTCGGCATAACGCACAAATACATCAGCGTGACAGCCAGTGTGGTTGGCGAGGACGAATCTCCTTACGAGCACGAAGAGCTACACCACGACGAACAGACCATATACACGGTTCGACGTGCAATCGCCAAAGCGTTGCAGGTCGACGTCAACGACGGCCCGGTACTCGAAGTGATTCAGGAACTTTACAACGCCGGCATCCTATTCCGGGAGCGGCCTAACAGTAGGGGGTAGTAGCCGATGAGACTCGGCCACGAAAAGCAGCGGGGAGCTGTCTGTGTCGCTTCTGTCGATACCGGCACCGAATCGTGAGCGCAGAGAACTTCCCGCACGAGGCACGGCGTTTGGTTTACAAACACGTCAAGAGCCGTCTCGAGCCGACCGACGATCAGAGCAAGTTCACGATCGAAGAGGTCTACGTCGTTTCCTACCACTACGTAGTGGGATCCTGGAAAGCGTTCGTGAGTACGACTCTCCCGGACGGGATGTACTACGAAGTCACATACAAGCAAGCGGCGGGGGAGACCTACATCACCTCGTACAAGCAATGGGAGCACACTGTGCTTCCCGACGAGCGAGTCTCGTAATGCCGGATGCTGTCTTCGCTACTCATGGTGGGGAATTGAGTTTCCTACCCAAGGCTCGTCAGCTGGTTTTCGAGCGAGTTAAGAAACGACTCGACGACACCGGTTCCGATTTCGCCTTCGCCAAAGATAACGTCACAGCGTACTGGTTCAGCACCGATCCGCGAGGGGGCGGATGGACGGTACTGCTGACTACGACACTTCCCGACAGTATCTACTATCGCGTGATTCATAACGCGATCGCCAAAGAGACGTCGGTCGACGTTTATCACAAGTTCGACACGCAGACATTTCGTGACGAGGAGATCTACTGACATGCCTATCGGAAAAGACGAGATTCTCAATCGATGGGGTTATCACCCACCGGCAGACGCTGTCAACGTCAGGCGTCACGAGCAAGTGCGAGAGGCATACATTGCTTTCGCGGAGTATCTGGACCTGATTCTTCCTGATGGCCGCAGTAAATCATCGGCTTTCACCAAGCTTCAGGAATCATCCATGTGGGCGAACTACGGCATTGCCGCGCTATCGCCTGCCGTGGAACCAGTACGACCGGACACCGTCCTCAACGCGCCAGAAACCGGCTATGTCGAGGAGCAAACCGAGTAAGGACGGAGCATCGTCAAAATGGCAGACAGTAACGAGCGGCTCGAGGAGGAGCGCCCATGAGTTTCCCCGCTTCCCTGACAACTCGCGTGGTCAAGGGCCGCTTCGTTACTCATCCTGACGGTGTAGCAGCCACTGGATTTGTGCGAATCGTTCTTGACGGTTACATGCAAGGTCCAGCCGATGACCTCTTCGTGGCTCCCTTCGATCGAGTCTTCCGGCTCGAGAACGGAGCATTTTCGACGGTTCTGCCGGCAACCAACGATCCGGATTGGACGCCTTCGTTCTATCGGGTGACCGTCACTACCGATGCGACGGCACATCGAGATCGTTTCGACAGTTCTCGCGCGGAAACCGCTACGATCAAGTCTCGATTGGACGTTCCGTACGATTCGACAGAACCCATCGACTTGGTTGACGTTCTGAACGTGCCGCCCATTGTTCCGGGGAATGCGTACGTTCTTCTGGCTACTAAAGGTCAGCCGAACGGCATAGCTTCGCTGGATTCTAACGGACAAGTCCCGGCGGATCAACTTCCCACGGGCTCGGGCGGATCAATCGACTGGTCTGACATCACTGACAAGCCGGCCACGTTCGCTCCGTCTGCTCACATCCACCCCACGTCAGACGTCACGGGATTGGACACGTCACTTGCGGCAAAAGCTTCGTCAGCGGATCTCGCCACGGGTCTCTCCGGCAAGGCGGATACTGTTCACACCCATTCCACGGCTCAAGTTACAGGCCTGGATACGGCTCTGGCAGCCAAGGCCAGCACAACGGATCTCTCCACCGGACTTGCCGGCAAGGCGGATTCGTCAGCGCTGACTTCTGGTTTGGCGGGTAAAGCGAACACGAGCCATACGCACACTCAAGCGGATGTATCTGGTCTGACGACCGACCTTTCTAACAAGGCCGATCTCGTCTCCGGCATTATTCCCACGTCCCAGATCCCGTCCATATCCAAGATTGACTTCCTCGGGTCTGTTTCGACTCAGGGTGCAATGTTGGCTCTTACCGGACAAGGGGGTGACTGGTGTATTCGCACGGACTTGGGACAAACCTGGGTTATTACTGGCTCCGACCCTACCTCCCTATCTTCGTGGACGTCGATGCCATTGGGTACTTCGCCCGTACAGACAGTCAACGGTCAGGTCGGAACGGTCGTCCTCGGCAAGACCGATATTGGTCTCGGCAACGCGGACAACACGAGCGACATCGGCAAGCCGGTAAGCACCGCGCAGCAGACAGCACTGAATCTCAAAGCACCACTAGCTTCGCCAGCGTTCAGTGGCACCGTATCCGGCGTCACCGCCGCGATGGTGGGACTTGGTAGTGTCAACAACACTGCCGACACAGCCAAACCCGTCTCAACCGCACAGCAGTCCGCACTTGATGCGAAAGCCCCATTGGCATCTCCTGGATTCACGGGGACTGTCACTGGCGTAACTGCGGCAATGGTTGGGTTGGGGAGTGTCAACAACACCGCCGATACTGCTAAGCCGGTTTCAACCGCGCAGCAGACCGCTCTCGACGCAAAGGCTCCTCTTGCTTCACCGACGTTCTCGGGTACTGTTTCGGGTGTTACCGCGGCCATGGTGGGTCTGGGTAACGTCACTAACACAGCCGACACAGCGAAGCCGGTCTCGACAGCACAACAGACTGCACTAGATCTCAAGGCACCTCTTGCGTCACCCGCTTTCACGGGAACGCCTACGGGCATCACCAAGACGCACGTGGGTCTCGGTAGTGTTGACAACACAGCAGACACGGCCAAGCCAGTATCGACTGCTCAGCAGACGGCTCTGGATCTCAAGGCGAATCTTGCCAGCCCGACGTTGACCGGTACGCCGGCGGCACCAACACCAACTGCTGGTGATAACACCACCAAGATCGCAACAACTGCATATGTCACGACTGCTGTTGCCGCAGGGGGCGGGGGTGCTCCTGCGTGGTCAGCTATCACAGCCAAGCCCGATTATGTGGTCGATCGAAACGTGCCTCTTCGTAAGTGGCACGCGGCATTGGCTAACCGACACTATGCGCCGGCCAAAATCGCTGTTCTTGGTGACTCTCTATCGGAGGGCATCGGTGCTACTGCTTTTGGTCGTGGCTGGGTTCCTATGGCTCTCGGACAGTTACGGAATCGGTTCCCAGCAAATGGCGTAGCGGGTGGGCAGGGCTTTGTGGCTTCTTGGGATAATCCAGGTTATGGCGGGGGAGCTCCGAGTTATACCTACCCAGTAGGGCAGAATAGCGGGTCGTTCTCAGCAACACAAGGTTTCTCTCTCAAGTCGAATACTCTGCTGGCGACCGGTGATCAGATGAACTACACGTTCACTGGTACATCGGTTCATGTCTGGTACATCAAGCAGACGACTGGTGGAACTTTCTCAGTAACGATCGACGGCGTAGTCGTTCAAGCCAGCGTAGTTACGGCTGGTACGTCAGGAACTGGTGTGTGGACCTCAGCTGCTCTGGCATATGGGACGCATACAATTTTGGTTACGCGTATCGCCGGTGGCGGTGCGAGTTCCATCTTGTTCAACGGTTTCCGTATATTTAACGGAGACGAGAACGCCGGCATTCAGATGTTCAACGGATCGCAGTCGGGTTTGTTGACTAGTGATTTCACTACGAATGCCACGAACGGCGACAAGTGGGCGCTATGGCTCGGAGTTATACAGCCGAACCTAGTCATTATCGAATTAGGTCTGAACGATTGGGCAGCCAACGTCTCGATGGTCACGGTTAAAACCAATCTCCAATCGATCATCACGACTATCCGTGCTCAAACGACGACCGATCCGTCGATCGTGATCTATGCGCCTACCGAGGCGAATTCGGGAAGTTACGCGTCTACCTTCGCACAACTCCACCAGGTATGGGTTGACGTGGTCGCGGCAGATAGCAAGACGTGTCTGTTTGACGTGGGTACTCGCATTCCGGCGCCCACGGTCGATACCAGCGATGCGTATTACTACGACACTCTTCACCCCAGTGACAAAGGTCACGCGGCCATTGCTGACCGTCTCGCTTCCTTCCTCGCACCTCTGTAAAGGCGGTTGACATGTCTCTTGTGCGTTTGCCGCCTTACGTCGAAGGTGGATCATTGCTCGATACGAGTCGCGCTATTGCGCAATTCGGCCCGGAAGAGCACGGTCTCTTGGGTTGGTCGTTTGACCCATCGCATGGTCAAGGAACCGCCATTGGTACTGGTGGGGTTCTGTATCTCACCAAGATCAAGCTCCTTGCTGCAGCAACGATTACTAACGTGGGTCTTTACGTTGTGACTGCGGGAGCCACGCTGACAGCGAACCAGTGCTTTGCCTCTCTCTACTCGGCGAGCGGTGCGTTATTGGCAGCAACGGCGAATCAGGCCACTAACTGGACCTCTACCGGTCTCAAGACGATGGCTTTGTCGTCGGCACAAGCAGTCAACAGCGGCTACGTCTATGTCGGATTCTATTCCGTCGGGACTACACAGCCGGCATTCCTTCGAGGGAGTTCGCAAGCAGCTGCTTCCATCAACGTAGGACTAGCAACACCAGTCATGCGTTACTCGTCGGCTAACACCGGTTTGACTACCGCGTCGCCGAGTACGTTCAGCGCGCAGACAGCCACTGCCAACGCTATCTGGGCAGCGGTTTCGTAACACAACAGGATCCCCAACCACAAGTAAGGAGATCTGTCAAAATGGCAGACGAGAACGAGCAGCCGCAGGCTGACGTTCCGGCCGAGGACGTTCCGGTGACGGACGACTCGACCAGCGACGCCGACACGCTCGAGGAGTCCCCTCTTCCCGAGGAGAACCTGGTGCCTGACGACCTCCCCAGCCCGGATTCGTTCCCGTCCTACGACGAGGTCGACTCCGAGCAGGGCCAGGCAGAGCTCCCCGCGGACAGCTTCGACGAGTCCGCGGCGACCGACGCCGAGAACCCGGATGAGGGGTGCTGCGTCTAATGGCACTCTCTCAGAACGGCTACAAGGCCGCCGATCCGAGTCTCATCGCGACCTTCACGATCGCCCGGGACGTCAAGATCTTGCTCCGCAAGGGCGACGCCTCGGTGGTGCTCCTGCACTTCGCGCGGTGGTACGACAAGAACATCGAGCAGCTGACTCCGGCGGACACCGGCGGGTACAACCCCCGGAGCATTCTCGGGTCGACGGTTCTGAGCAACCACGCCTCGGGTACCGCGGAGGATCTGCGCTGGAACAAGCACCCGCGCGGGAAGCACAACACCTTCACGGCCGGCCAGAAGGCGAAGATCGAGACCCAGCTCGCCTTCTACGAGGGTGCGATCCGCTGGGGCGGCAACTACGTCTCCGCGATGATCGACGAGATGCACTTCGAGATCAACGTGGGCGCGTCCAAGCTCGCCACGATCGCGGCCAAGTGCAAGTCCTCGACCACCACGTCCCCGCCGCCGAAACCGCCGGCCACCAAGCCGCACATCGACGTCGACGGCAAGCTCGGCCCGGAAACGATCAAGCTCTGGCAGAAGGTCATGAAGACTCCTGTCGACGGCAAGATCGACTCCAAGAAGAGCAAGCTCATCGAGGCCGTTCAGGGCCGGCTCAAGACCACGGTGGACCACCGTCTCGTCATCGACGGTGACCTCGGTCCACTCACCATCCGCCGGCTCCAGAGCTACCTCAAGAGCCCGGTCGACGGTCACATCACCACGCCGGTGTCGCTGGTCGTCAAGGCCCTGCAGCGCCGGCTCAACACCGGCAAGTTCTAGCCGGAACGAGGAGTCCCACGTGGAATCCAGCATCCTCACATCGATCAAGAAGAGTCTCGGTCTCGACGAGGATTACGTCGCGTTCGATCCCGATATTCTGATGTTCACCAACACGGTTCTCGCAACGTTGAACCAGCTTGGTGTCGGTCCTGTGAACGGGTACCAGATTGAGGACAAGGATTCCACGTGGGACGAGTTCCTAGGATCCGACCTCCGTCTGAACACCGTCAAGTCGTACGTCCTGCTCAAGGTTCGACTGCTCTTTGATCCGCCGGCAACTTCTTTCGCCATCGCGGCGATCGAGGCCAATGCCAAGGAGCTAGAGTACCGGATTTACACCGTCATGGAGGTGGATAAGTGGCAGTAGACGTTGGAACAACATACGTCATTGTTGCTATTCCGGCTTCGGACGATCCGTCCTGGAAAGCATCGAGCGAAAAGATACCGCATGTAACGTTGCTGTATCTGGGCGATCAACTGGCGAATGTCGACCGTGTGCAGAAATTCATCAAGCACGCGGTCGACACGACCATGCATCCTTTCGTTCTCGATGGTGATCATCGAGGAGAGTTGGGCAAAAATCCTGTTGAGGTCTTGTTCTTCAAGCCTTACGGAATCGACAAGCTCGACGATTTCAGGACGCAACTCCTGTCGAATAACGATATTCACTTGTCGTACAATTCGACAACGCAATTCCCGGAATGGGTACCTCATCTGACTTTGGGCAGTGCGGATGTACCGGCCAAAGAAGACGAAGCAACTTACCCGGGAACGACGTCGGTGTATTTCGATCGAATCGCACTGTGGCGAGGGAACTACGAAGGAGTTGAATTCCCAATGAAGCCTTCAACGGATCCCTTGGTCATGGCGATGGAACGAGGAAAGAATTTCCTCAGTCATCACGGCGTCAAGGGTCAGAAGTGGGGGGTTCGTCATGATACCCCTACTGGTGGTTCATCTTCGGGATCGACAAAAGAAACCAAGGCTAACGCCAAAGCTTCTTCGAACGACGAGAAACTGAAGAAAATCACCGAGACAAACCGTCGGGCACAAGTCGCCGACAAGCTGAAGCGTAAGCAGTTGGTCGACATTAAGCCGTCCAAGGATGCCCGAGAAGCCGGTTTCGTCAAGACAAAGGCCAAGGTTTCTGGTGTTAACACGCTCAGCAACCAGGACTTGCAGCAGCTGATTACTCGGATGTCCCTCGAGCGTCAGTTCAAGGACCTGAAGAAGATCGAACACGAAGAAACCCTCGTGGGCGCCGGCAAGAAGTGGGCCGGCAACTTCATCAATGACGTCGCCAAAGACACCGCAGCCTCATGGCTGAAGCGTCCCGGTGGCGCCAGCGCTGATCGTGGCCCGATCAAGGTCAAGGCCTGGACCACGGGAAACCAGTTCGCCGACGCTCTCGATGGTCCACACAAGGCGATCGGGAAGTAATGGGTTTAATCGTAGGAAAAATCACCAGTAAAATTCTGCGCCGTTTTGGCACAGAAAGCTCGGCGTATAACCCACCAGCCGATCGCAATGACTCGCCTCGACAAGGCCAAGCAATTCCTCGTCAGCGAGTTAGCGGTGCCCAGCTGAGTAAACCCAACCGCAAGAAGAAGTAGAGAGGAGGTTGACGATGAGAATTCCAGACGAGTTGCTGGATGGTTTGTCCAACACAGCAACGCCGTACTATTACGAACAATTTCGACACTCGGTTATTCGAGGCGAGATCCCGGTAAATCGTGAGATTTCGCTAGAGATGAATCGGATCGATGCACTCATCGTCAACCCCAACTACTACTACGACGCAAACGCGATTAACGGGTTCATTCTCTACTGTGAGAATGAGCTGACACTGACCGACGGCTCCGACCTATATTTGCTGGATTCTTTCAAGTTATGGGCAGAGCAGATTTTCGGGTGGTATTTCTTTATTGAACGTAGTGTTTACGTTCCGGATGCCGATCATCACGGCGGCCAGTACGTCAATCGAGTTCTGAAGAAACGACTCACTACCAAGCAGTATCTGATCGTTGCTCGTGGTGCTGCTAAGTCGATGTACGCTTCTTTAATTCAGAGTTACTTCCTGAACATCGATACGGCAACGACGCACCAAATCACTACGGCCCCGACGATGAAACAGGCCGAAGAGGTCATGTCACCGATTCGAACTGCGGTCACCCGTTCACGTGGTCCACTGTTCAAATTTCTCACCGCTGGTTCACTACAAAACACCACCGGATCCAAGGCTGCTCGCGTGCAGCTTGCGTCCACCAAGAAGGGTATCGAGAACTTTCTCACTGGTTCGATCATTGAGATTCGTCCGATGTCCATCAATAAGCTTCAGGGGCTACGCCCTAAGACCTCGACGGTCGACGAATGGCTTTCTGGTGATACGCGTGAAGACGTCATCGGAGCAATTGAGCAAGGCGCCTCTAAACTAGATGACTGGCTCATCGTCGCGATTAGCTCGGAGGGAACCGTTCGGAATGGTTCCGGAGATACCATTAAAATGGAACTCCAAACAATTCTTCGAGATGATTACCAGGCTCCGCATATTTCGATCTGGCATTACCGACTGGACGAGCTTGATGAAGTGAATCACCCCGAACTGTGGGTGAAAGCAAATCCAAACCTCGGTAAGACCGTCACGTACGACACCTACCAGCAGGACGTCGAGCGAGCTGAGAAAGCTCCCGCTTCGCGTAATGACATCCTCGCCAAGCGGTTCGGTATTCCGATGGAAGGTTACACGTACTTCTTCACGTACGAGGAAACTATCCCATTTGCTCGACGTCATTTCGATGGAATGCCTTGTTCGATGGGGGCCGACCTCTCGCAAGGAGACGACTTCTGCGCCTTTACATTCATGTTTCCAGTACGTACTGGTTTCGGTATTAAGACTCGCAGCTACATCACGAGTTTGACGCTGGCCAAACTACCCGGAGCCATGAGGCACAAGTACGAAGAGTTCATCAATGAAGGCAGTCTCCACGTGCTCGAGGGCTCGGTTCTCGACATGATGGACGTCTACGATGATCTCGATCAGTTCATCCAGACGCAAGCGTACGATATTCGCGCCTTTGGGTTCGACCCGTACAACGCGAAAGAGTTCGTCACTCGCTGGGAGCAAGAGAACGGACCGTATGGTATCGAGAAAGTTCTTCAGGGTTCTAGGACCGAATCGGTCCCGCTGGGGGAACTTAAGATTCTTGCCGAGCAGCGTCAGCTGATATTCGACGAGGTCTTGATGCAGTTTGCTATGGGGAACGCCATTACTCTCGAAGATACCAACGGTAACCGCAAGCTCTTGAAGACGCGCTATCAAGACAAGATCGACAACGTGTCTGCTCTCATGGACGCCTACATCGCCTGGAAGCTCAACAAGGAGGCATTCGAATGATACTCGGGGGCGAGGAGAAGCCTCCTCTGGATGAGCTGGCGCATTTCGGAGTCAAAGGTATGCACTGGGGTCAGCATAAGGCCGTTTCCATGCATCCTTCTTATACCGCCAGAATGCAAGCGAACGACCACATGCAGTACCGAGGTAATTCCGTACAACGTATCAACGCGCACCTGAATTCTGGCTTGACTCGGAAAGAAGCACTGCACAAAGAAGATGTTCGCAAAGTAAAGCAGACGCTTATCATTGCCGGAGCTGCCTTTACTCTCACTCTTCTTGCTCATTCTGGAGCTACACCGATTAGTAGTTTGGCTAGTCATGTTGCTGATCGGGCAGAGGCAAATCGTGCGGCTTCGAAGCTTGCCGAATCTACGATTGCCATCGGTTCCAAAGCAGCCAAACTTGCCTACGCTAAGTCGCACGGCGGCGCCTTCAACATCACAACTCTGAAGTAGGAAAGGGGGTGAGACATGCCAATCGTTGACCGAATCAAACACGCATGGAATGCGTTTGTCGGTCTGGAAGTGCGAAACGACTACGACTATAGTCGTGGATCGATGATGTACGGTGGCGTTCGTCCAGATCGAACGCGCATGACCTTCGGCAACGAGCGTTCGATCATTTCCTCGATCTACACTCGACTCGGTCTTGACGCGACAGCTATCGATATTCTTCATGTTCGTTTGGACGATAAAAAGCGATACACTGAGGATGTTGATAGTGGGCTTAACAACTGCCTAACCGTCGAAGCCAATCTGGATCAAGCCGCTCGTGCTTTCCGTCAAGACGCAGTTCTGACGATGTTTGACAAAGGTGTCGTGGCACTAGTGCCTATCGATACTACTGTCGATCCCAACGCCTCGGGTAGTTTCGACATCAAAACCATGCGTGTCGGTCACATTGCTGCCTGGCACCCTCAGCATGTCCGTGTCGACGTCTACAACGAGAAAACGGGTCTTCGTCAAGAGGTCACCCTCGACAAGAAGTACGTCGCCATCGTGGAGAATCCTCTCTACAACGTGATGAATGAGCCGAATTCCACTCTCCAACGACTTATTCGCAAACTCAAGCTGCTTGACTCGATGGACGAACAAGTGAACTCGGGTAAACTGGACATGATTATCCAGTTGCCATACGTCATCAAATCTGAGGCCCGCAAGGTCGACGCTCAGAGGCGACGTACGGAAATCGAGCAACAGTTGCGGGGTAGTCAGTACGGAATCGCCTACACCGACGGTACCGAGAAGATCACCCAGCTGAATCGACCGGTGGAGAATACTCTTCTGGGTCAAGTCCAGTATCTAACCGACAAACTGTATACAGAACTCGGTTTGACACCTGAGGTGATGAACGGTACCGCTGACGAAGCGACCATGAAGAACTACTACAACCGGACGATCGAACCCATTATCGTAGCTCTTATCGAAGAGATGCGACGTAAGTTCATCACTAAGACCGCTCGGGCGCAGAACCAGTCCATCATGGCTTTCCGTGATCCCTTCAAGATGGTGCCGCTGGCTGACATGGCTGACATCGCGGACAAGTTCTCTCGCAACGAGATCTTGGCTCCGAATGAGATCCGCGGGTTTATGGGCATCAAGCCCAGCACGGATCCGAAGGCCGACCAGTTGGTCAATAGCAACATGCCTCAAACGCCAGCGCTGCCGTCGGGTGATTCACCAACACCAATCCCCGCAACAGTGACCACGTCGCCAAAGAAGGCCGTCACTACATTGACACCACCCAAGCGACTTCAAATAACCGGCTCCGTCGGAGCCAGTAACTCCACAACCAAGTAAGAGAGGAGACTGTCAAAATGGAACCCGATTTCGGCGGGTACGCCACCAAGGCCGGTCTCAGGTGCTCCGACGGACGAGTCATCAAGGCCGCAGCCTTCCAGCACATGGACGGCAAGAAGGTGCCGCTCGTCTACCAGCACGGCCACAAGGACATGGCCAACGTCCTCGGTCACGTTCTGCTGGAGGCACGCCCGGACGGTGTGTACGCCCGCGGTTTCTTCAACGAGTCGCCCAACGGTCAGAACGCCAAGATGGCGGTCTCCCACGGTGACCTGGACTCGCTGTCGATCTGGGCGAACCAGCTCCAGGAGATCAACAAGGTCGTTTCCCACGGCAGCATCAAGGAAGTCAGTCTGGTTCTGGCGGGCGCCAACCCCGGCGCCAAGATCGACCAGGTTCGCATCCAGCACAGTGCCGATGAAGGCGACTACGACGAGTTGGCTGACGAAGCCATCATTACCCACATGGGCGAGATCGAGCTGCCCACCGTGGGCGAAGAGGTCACTCCCGTCGAGGACAACAAGACCGAGAGCGACAAGGTCGTCGAGTCCGAGCCGATCGAGCACGCCGATGCGGTCCCCGAGATGACCATCAAGGACGTCTACGACAGCATGTCGGAAGACGAGAAGACCGCCGTTCACTACATGGTCGGCGTGGCACTCCAAGAGGCTGAGGCCAAAAAGAGCGACAGCGGTACCTCCGCCGAGCACTCCGATACCACCGACGAGGGCATCGCCCACCAGGAAGGAACCACCGACATGGCTCGCAACCTCTTCGAGCAGCAGGGTGCCGGCACGGCGGAAGCCGAGACCCCCACGCTGTCGCACGCCGACCGTACCAAGATCTTCAAGGAGGCCGCCCGTCTGGGCTCGCTGAAGATGGCGGTCGCAGACTTCTTCGCGCACGCCGAGGCCGACGAGAACTCCCTCGCCCACGGCGTCACCAACATCGACATCCTGTTCCCGGACGCCAAGAACATCACCGGCGCCCCGGAGCTGGACAAGCGTCGCACCGAGTGGGTGCAGAACGTGCTCGCCGGCACGCGGCACACCCCGTTCTCGCGGATCAAGACCTTCGCGGCGGACCTGACCCAGGACGAGGCCCGTGCCAAGGGCTACATCAAGGGCAACTTCAAGCTCGAAGAGTGGTTCGGCGTCACGCAGCGCAGCACCACTCCGACCACCGTGTACAAGAAGCAGAAGATCGACCGCGACGACCTGCTCGACATCACCGAGTTCGACATGGTCGCCTTCCTCAAGACCGAGATGCGTCTCATGACCGAGGAGGAAATCGCGACCGCGATCCTCATCGGTGACGGTCGCTCCACCGGCGCCGAGGACAAGGTCAAGGACCCGGCCGGCGCGTCCTCGGGTGCGGGCATCCGCTCGATCCTGAACGACCACGAGTACTACGTCACCACGCTGAACGCCAACGTGGACGACGCGAACTCCTCGTACGAGGAGGTCATCGACCTGGTGATGGACGGTCAGGAGTACCTCAAGGGTACCGGTGTCCCGACCTTCTACACCACGATCCCGCAGCTCAACAAGTTCATGAAGGCCAAGGATGCCAACGGTCGGCGCTACTACGAGACCCGGGCCGCCGTCGCGTCCGCTCTCGGTGTGGACCAGGTCGTGACCTGCGAGGTCCTGAAGCGCGTCCCGAACCTGATCGGCATCATCGTCAACCTGGCCGACTACAACGTCGGTACCGACGCCGGTGGCGAGCTGACGATGTTCGACGACTTCGACATCGACTACAACCAGAACAAGTACCTGCTCGAGACCCGCCTGTCGGGTGCCCTGGTGCGTCCCAAGGCGGCCCTGGTCATCATGGCCACCGCCGTCGGGAACGTCCTGGTCGCGCCGGTCAAGCCGGCCTTCGTCGCCTCGACGGGTGTCGTCACGATCCCGTCCGTCACCGGCGTGGTCTACAAGGCTTCGGACGGCACCACCACGCTGTCCGCGGGTGCTCAGACCGCGATCTCGGCCGGCGTGAGCGAGACGCTGTACGCCGTCCCGGCGTCCGGCTACTACTTCGCCGACACGGTGAACGACTCGTGGCAGTTCACTCGGCCGGCCAGCTGATAGCCGACAATCGCCATGGCAAGGTTCTACGGTGAAATCGGTTACGGCGAAACTGTAGAGGAACGCCCTGGTGTGTGGAAGGACAACGTCATCGTCGAGTACCCGTACTACGGTGACGTTGTCCTCAACTCCCGGAGCTTAGAGGTCGGAACTAGCGTCAATGACGATATTTCCGTCGGAAACTCCATCAGTATCGTGGCCGACGCATATGCCCGCGAACACATATTTGCCATGCGCTACATCAAGTGGCAGGGCGTACTTTGGAAGGTCGAACAGGTCACCGAAGTACGCCCACGCCTCTTGTTGAGGTTGGGAGGTGTTTACAATGGACCGAAGCCCTGAGCTTCAGGCTCTTCTTGAGCAAATCCAGATGCAAGTGCTAAACACCAGATACGTATATTTCCAGCCGCCGGCTACACTGGCAATGCAGTATCCGTGCATCGTCTATCAACAGGACAACGCTCATACTGAGTTCGCTGGCAACAAGCCGTACATGTACAAGAAGCGGTACCAGATAACGGTTATCGATACGGATCCCGTCAGTCTTGTCGCGGATTCCATCGCCTGGCTCGAGTCTGCCCTATTCGACCGACATTACACGGCGAACAACCTACACCACAGCGTGTTCACGCTGTACTTCTGAGGAGAAGTAACACATGACCCAGCTCCAGTGGGACCAGGTCGGCCAGCGGACTTACGAGACCGGTGTCGACCACGGGGTCCTCTACATCCCCGACAACGCCGGCGTGTACGACACGGGTGTGGCCTGGAATGGCCTCGTCACCCTGACCGAGTCGCCGTCGGGCGCCGAGGCCCAGCCGCAGTACGCCGACAACATCAAGTACCTGAACCTGACCTCGGCCGAGGAGTTCGGCGGCACCATCGAGGCCTTCACCTACCCGCCCGAGTGGGCGCAGTGCGACGGTTCCGCCGCGTTCGAGGGCGGCATCGTGATCGGTCAACAGAGCCGGCACCTGTTCGGTCTGTCGTACCGCTCGCAGCTGGGCAACGACGTGCAGGGCAACGACTACGGCTACAAGCTGCACCTCGTCTACGGCGCCACCGCGGCCCCGTCGGAGCGGGCGTATGGCACGATCAACGACTCGCCGGAGCCGATCACCTTCTCGTGGGAGTTCACCACGACTCCCGTCGAGGTCGGCACGATCGACAGCGTGGCCTACAAGCCGACGGCGACCCTGACGATCGACTCCACCGGCGTGGACGCCGACGCCCTGGCGGCGCTCGAGGAGCTGCTGTACGGCACCTCGGGCAGCGACCCGTCCCTGCCGATGCCGGCCGACGTGATCGCCATGTTCGCCGGCACGATCGTCGACGCCACTCCGGCGGTTCCCACGTTCGTCTCGGGGACGCACACGATCACCATCCCGAGCACGACCGGTATCAAGTACACCATCGACGGCGTCACCAAGGCGGCCGGCCCGGTCGTCATCGCCTCGTCGAAGATCGTCAAGGCCGTGGCTCTGCCGGGCTACCGCATTCCGGCCAACGTGGACACCGACTGGGGTTACACGTACGTCTGATCTGACCGAAGGGAGGCCAGAGAGTGCTTACCATCTTTGTTGAAACGGCGACGTTGTTCGATGAATCGACATCTAGATTCATGTCGGAGGGATTCGAGCTGGAGTTCGAGCACTCTCTGGTTTCCCTGTCAAAATGGGAGTCAGAATTCGAAAAGCCTTTCCTCTCCAACGAGGACAAGACTGAGGAAGAGACTCTTTTCTACATCGAACACTGTATGCTTCTGACAAAAAATCCCCCGGGAGATTTTCTCCAGAAGTTTTCTAAAAAGAACTTCGAGGCCATCGAAGCATACATTCCTTCCAAGCATTCAGCCACGACTTTCCGCGAGGATAAGAACAAGCCTCGATCTCGGCAGATTATCACTAAAGCGGTCATTTACGGTTGGCTAGTGGGACTTCGTATCCCCTTTCAACCGACTGAAACGTGGCATTTGAACGAGGTGTTCGACCTCATTCGAGTGTGTAACGAACAGAAGACTCCGCCGAAGAAGATGAGTCGTAACGACGCCTTGCGTCAGCAGGCACAACTGAATGCTAAGCGTCAGGCCACAATGGGAACCCGGGGTTGACATGTCACGCATAGCTTGGAACACCGCTGGTTCCCACATCTACGAGGCTGGCGTAGACCGTGGCGTGCTCTACCTCCCTGAGACCGCCGGCGTCCCATGGATCGGTCTCATATCCGTTGACGAGAATCCCACTGGGGGAGACGCGCAGCCTCTGTACATCGATGGGGTTAAGTACCTTAACCTCGCCGCGGCTGAGGAGTTCGAGGCCACGATCAAGGCCTATACCTATCCCGTGGAGTTCTCCGAGTGCGATGGGTCGGCACAAGTCCGGCCAGGTCTGTTCTTCAGCCAACAGCAGCGACAGTATTTCAGTCTTTGCTATCGGACAATGGTCGGTAACGAACAAGAGGGAACCCGACTCGGGTACAAGCTTCATCTGATCTACAACGCGATGGCGACACCGTCTTCGCGATCCCTCTCTACTTTCAGTGATTCTGTCGAGGCCGCAGATTTCAGCTGGAGCATCACTACCACGCCGATTTGGGCTGATGGTCACATGTCGACAGCTCACATCGTCATCGATTCTCGATACACGGCTGATTACACTCTCGCTGCCATCGAAAACATTCTCTACGGTACCGATGACGATGTAGCCCGGATTCCTGATGCCGAAGACCTCATGGATATCTTCGACACACCGCTCGACTTCACGGTCACCGATGAGGGCGACGGCATGTTCCTCGTTGCCGGCCCCACCGCCAACGTATATTCCATTGGCGACAATCAATTTACCATCGATCATCCCAGCGTTACCAACGTCGACGCGGACACCTCGACCATCACTTACTAGTAGGAAGGTGGTCACGTGGCCTCCGTTAACGTATATTCAGCCGAACACATCGACGAGCTCACCAATGGAGCCGTCACAGGTGCGGCGATCACCGATGAGCATCTCATCCTGACCCTGCAAGATGGTTCTGAGGTGGACGTCGGTAGTATTGTCGCCAGTCCTCCCGTCGCCACTACGTCCGTCGAGGGTGTTGTTGAGCTCGCGACTGATAGCGAGACCATCGCCGGCACCGACACTACTCGAGCCACCACGCCGTTCGGTGTCGCTGCGTACGGAGCAACACTCAACACCGTCAAGGCGATCACCGCTCTGGTCGAGACTGCTCTTCCTTCGTCATATCCGTCGGGTATCTCGATCATGACGCTGAGTGCGTCAGCGTGGTCACTGAACTCGGGCACTGGTACGGTCATCACCTACAACGCTGCGACAGACCGTGTCGTTCAGACGTTCTACGGAGCATCTGGCGGTACGCAGGCGCCAACGTCGTGGGTGCGTGAATACCACTCGAGTGGTGGTGGCGGTGGCTGGACCGTGTGGAATCGGGTCTATCTGACCGCCGATCTCACGCCGGGCAGTTTCGCTCAGACCACTGCATTCACGGCATATCCTCTCGGATGGTCGCGAATCTACTACACGAGCGTCAACTCTACCAGCTGGAACTTCTCCGGCAGCGCGGGTGAGATTCTCACCTACGTCGATGGTACAGACTTCGCTCGACAGACCTTCACCAAGCATGTTGGTGGATCCAGCGGTGTTACCGAGCTCTGGTTGCGTACTGCCAACAGTGCAACTGGTTGGTCTCCGTGGCGCATCATGCTCACCGCCAATACCGGAGGCTGGAGTCCCGGAGCAATGGCGTGGGGTAGCGTCACCATCACGCCTGTGGCCAACACCCCGACATCGGCGTCGATTGTGTTCCCCGCGGGTCGTTTCGCTATCGCCCCTGCCTGTATTCAGGTTACTGCTAATACGGGTGTTCCAGGTTCGTCGGTCACTGAGGTTTCCGCTGCGAGTGTCACCTCGAGTGGTATGGACATCTGGATTTATCGAACAGGCACTACGGCGACTGCCGTTTGGTGGCTCGCACTTGGATAAGGAGCACGGATGCTCGGGTACTATGTCGATCAGCCCACGATCAACCAGATGGCCGCTCAGGCAGCGCTGGGTATTCGTTCGGCGTTCGCTCAAGTCGAGACGTTTAACAACTTCTTGAACGATCGACCGATCGTCTCCAACGTCGATCCACTCGTCGCAGAATTCGGCTACACCACAGCCGAGGCCGCTACTCTGCGACTGTATTTCCAGAACATGCACGGGATCCCCACGGCCAATCAGACGACCTTCGACATGGGTCGGAAGTTCACCGCCCTGCAATAGCCGACGAGGAGTCGACGTGCCTGTCACGATAAAAACGAGCGGAAATACTGACGGTACCCGAAACTATCTCCAAAAATTAGCCCGGGGGGATTTTTACAGGGGACTCGATAAATACGCTCAGGCTGGAGCGGAAGCTCTGGCTAGTGCCACGCCTGTCGACACCGGTCTCGCTGCGGGAGACTGGACGTACGAGATCGAGCGATCGGGAGCCAGCCTTACCATATCCTGGAATAACACGGACGTGGAAAGCGGGTTCCCGGTCGCCGTCATGCTGCAGTACGGATATTCCACAGGAACGGGTGGATACGTCCAAGGCCGTGATTACATCAACCCGGCGATGCGACCCATATTTGACCAAATCGAAGAAGCGGTGAGAAGGGCGGTGACCTCCTAATGAGTACCATCGAAGAACGTATTGTAGCCATGAAGTTCGATGGCGCTGCATTCTTGACTGGCGTGGACAAGAGTTTGACGGCTCTTGACAAACTCAACTCCAAGCTCAAGATGACGGACGGCACCAAGGGCTTCAGCGATATTGGCTCTGCTGCCGACAAGCAGGTGGGTGCACTCTCTCGCATTGCGTCGGGTGTTGAAGCAATCGGTGGCAAATTCAAGGCCATGGGTACTATCGGCCTTGCTGCACTCAGTACCATCAGTGCGCAGGCTGTCTTTGCCGGCGAGAATTTGGTCAAGAGTCTCGCGTTCGGGCCCATCACCGATGGTTTCCACGAATACGAGACTAACCTCAACGCGATTCAGACGATTCTGTCGAACACCGCGTCCGCTGGCACAAATCTCAAAGACGTCAACAAGGCTCTAAACGAGCTGAATCACTACTCGGACCAGACGATCTACAACTTCGCTGAAATGGCGAAGAACATCGGTACGTTCACCGCGGCCGGCGTGGATCTCAATACTTCTGTCGCTTCGATCAAGGGTTTGGCCAACCTAGCAGCTCTGTCTGGCTCGAGCGCCGACCAGGCTTCGACGGCCATGTATCAGCTCTCACAAGCCATATCCTCGGGTAAGGTCAGTCTCGAAGACTGGAACTCTGTCGTCAACGCTGGCCTGGGCGGTACCGTCTTCCAGCGAGCTTTGACGCAAAATGCCGAGAAGATGGGCACCCTGAACAAGGGCGCGGTCAAGCTTTCAGGCAGCATGAAGAACGTCACGGTTGACGGTAAGAGTTTCCGTGACTCGATCACGGCGAAACCTGGCCAGCAATCATGGTTGACGTCTAAGGTCTTGACACAGACTTTGAAGCAGTTCTCGGGCGACCTCACGGATGCTCAGCTCAAGGCAGAGGGTTTCAACGCTGCCGAGATCAAGGCCATTCAGACACAGGCCAAGATGGCCAAGAATGCTGCCACACAGGTTAAGACACTGTCTCAACTCGTCGGTACTATCCGGGAATCTATTGGGTCTGGATGGACTCAGACTTGGGCAACAGTCTTCGGCGACTTCAACGAATCCAAGACTCTCTTCACCCGAGTCAACAATGTGCTGGGTGGATTCGTCACTGCCTCAGCTAACTCTCGCAACAAGATCCTGGCCGACTGGAAGACCCTTGGTGGTCGTACTGCTGTTATCAAGTCAGTCGAGAATGCCTTCGAGGCACTTCTTGCCGTCACCAAGCCCATTCGCGACGCCTTTCGAGAGATATTCCCGGCCATCACGGGTAAGCAATTGGCCGACATGTCTAAGTCCCTTGAGCGCTTCACCGCAAGTCTCAAAATCGGTGGCACGACAGCCAACAATCTCAAGCGGACCTTCGCCGGCTTCTTCGCCGTGCTCGACATCGGTTGGCAGATCGTCAAGAAGCTCGGTGGAGTCATCCTCGATCTACTCGGGGTGGCGACCAAGGGTAGTGGTGGCTTCCTCAACTTCACCGGCAACATCGGTGATTTCTTGGTCGGCATCGACAAGGCCATCAAGGGTGGTACTGGTCTGACGACGTTCTTCAATACTCTTACCAAGATTCTTGCTGCGCCCATCCGTCTGATCAAGACCATGGCTTCATATTTGGCCTCTCTGTTCGATGGCTTTAGTGGAGCAGAAGCAGCCAAGAACGTGTCGAATTTCGCCGCTAAGCTGAACCCGCTGGGTAAGCTCGGCGCGATTGTCGCGGTGGTGTGGGGACATGCGCTCGTCATATTCCAGAACATCTATAAAGATGCTAAGAATGTTGGCGAGGCACTCAACAAGGTCTTCGGTGGTCTTGGCGACGAGATTACCAACGCTCTGACCGGGATGAATTTCGACGATTTCCTCAAGACGGTACAAACCGGTCTTCTGGGTGCGATCGTCATCCTGATCAAGAAGTTCATCGATCACCTCAAGGGGTCGAGCTCTGGTGCCGGCTTCCTCGATACGCTCAAGGAAGGTATTGAGGGTCTGACGGGCACGCTGAGTGCCATGCAGAACACTCTCAAAGCAGCAACTCTGCTCGAGATTGCCATCGCTATCGGCATCCTGTCGGTCTCGATGAACGTTCTGTCCAAGATCGATGCCGGTGGTCTCACGCGAGCGTCTATCGCCATCACCACCATGTTCACCCAGCTGGTAGCGTCCCTGATCATATTCCAGAAGGTCTCGGGTTTCGCCGGCTTCGCCAAGATGCCGTTCGTCGCCGGCGCCATGATCCTGCTGGCTACTGCCGTGGTTATTCTCGCGTCAGCAGTTACCAAGCTAGCTAAGCTTGACTGGAATGGTCTCGCTAAGGGTCTGACCGGTGTTGTGGTCATCTTGGGCGCACTAGTCGGGGTTATGCAGTTGATGCCCGACCCCAAGCGGATGATCTCCACTGGTATCGGTATGATCGCTCTCGCTGTCGGTGTTCGTATTCTGGTGAGTTCTGTCCAAGCTCTGGCGAAACTCAGTTGGGCCGAGCTTCTCAAGGGATTGGTGGGCGTCGGTCTTATCCTGGCCGGCTTGACGTTCTTCACCAAGTTCGCTGCTCTCGACAAGGCGAGTCTTTCCTCCGGAGCAGGTATTCTGCTGATGGCGGTGGCTCTTAAGATCATCACTAGTGCGTTGGGTGATCTAGGCAAGATGTCGTGGCCTCAGCTCCTCAAGGGTCTGTTCGCCATGGCAGCTGCCCTGCTGATTCTCACAGGCGTCATGGATGGCATGGAAGCAAGTCTGCCTGGTGCCGCAGCATTGGCGATCGTGGCCGCGTCGTTGGGTCTAGTTGCTAAGGCTCTACAGGTTATGGGCGACATGTCCTGGTCTGAGATCGGCAAATCCATGGTGGTTCTCTTCGGATCACTCCTTCTTATCGCTGCCGGTCTGGCTGCCATGGAAGAAGCTCTGCCCGGCGCGGCTGCACTCATTGTGGCGGCACAGGCATTGGGTATTCTTGCTAAAGCCATGGTTATCATGGGCGGTATGTCCTGGGGCGATATTGCCAAGAGCTTGACGGTCTTGGCTGCGTCGCTTATTCTCATCGCCGCGGCGATGATTGTCATGACGGAAGCTCTGCCTGGTGCAGCAGCTCTCATTGTCGTGGCAGCTGCACTGAATATTCTGGTGCCGGCATTGCAGGGCTTCGCCTCTATGTCCTGGGGTGACATTCTCAAGAGCATGGTTGCATTGGCCGCAGCGTTCCTGGTCATATCCGTGGGCGGTCTCCTGCTCGCTCCCGTGGTGCCCATTCTCATCGCTTTCGGTGCGGCAGCACTACTTATCGGCGCGGGTCTACTTCTCGCTGGTGCAGGTCTATTGCTCTTTGGCGCTGGTTTGGCGCTGGTAGCGGGAGCAGGTGTTGGCGCAGCAAGCGCTATCGTGGGTATCATCACGACGCTACTGGGCGGTCTTCCACAGATCGTCAAATTGGTAGGCGCATTGCTGGATGCACTACTGGATCTGATAACCAATGCGGCACCTAAGATCGGTGCTGCAGCAACGGCCATCATGGGAGCATTGCTCGAGGCCATCGACAAGAATGGTCCTAAGATCATCAATACGATGCTGCATTTGGCATCATCGTTGGTGGCTGCTCTGCTCAAGTACGCTCCGAGCATGGCGTCTAACGGCGCTAAGCTTATCGTGGCTCTGCTGAACGGTTTGGCCAGTCGCATAGGTAGCATCGTCACAGCGGGTACTAACGTCGTCATTGCATTCATCAACGGTGTTAGTGCCAACTCGGGTCGCGTTGCTTCTGCTGCTGTCAAAATGGTCATCAGTTTCGTCAATAGCACTGCTAATGCTATCCGTGGTAACAGCGGAGCCATGCGTGCTGCCGGCCTCAACCTGGCTTTGGCGATCATCGACGGTATGACCGGAGGCTTGGCTTCCGGTGTCGGTCGCGTCATTGGCGAGGCTAAGAATATCGCTAGTTCGGCCATCTCGGCGGCTAAGGGTATTCTGAAGGTCAACTCTCCATCCAAGGTCTTCATCAAGATTGGCCAATCGGTCAACGAGGGCTTTGTCAAGGGTCTCAAGAGTGGCGATAAGAGCAAGGTCGACAGTGCTTTCAACAGCCTGCGTGACCAAGTCAAGAACGCCATGACCGACTCAGAGAAGAGTGTCGATTCACTGACGAGCAAACTCAAGAAATTGCAGGGAGCTCGGCACAAGGATCGCGACGAGATCAATGCCACCAAGAAGGCTCTGGCTCAGGCGAAGAAGGAGCACTCGGCCGAATCGGCTGCGTACACCGAGATCACCAAGAAGCAGACGGCCAACCAGAAGAAACTGGACACGCTGTCGGCCTCATACACCACCCTCACGACGAAGATCAAGGCTGCAACGGACGCCTACAACGACGCCGTTAAGACGCGCGATGACTTCAACACGTCCATCACGCAGCAGTTCTCCGATATCGCCACGCCGGCTACAGACACTACCGCGGCCGACTACATTGCCAACTTGCAGAAGCAGGTGGCAGACACCAAGGACTTCGCCACTAAGCTCCAGCAGCTCCGTAAGCTGGGTCTGAACGACGAAACCTACAAGGACCTCCTCGGTGCCGGCATTACTGATCTGCCGTTCGTGACTGACCTGCTTAACGGCGGTAAGACTCAGATCGACCAGATCAACGCTCTCGACAAGACGCTGAACAGCACGGCTGCCTCTCTGGGCAAGTCTGCCTCTACGGCGTTGTACCAGGCCGCGGTTGACTCTGCCGCGGGTCTTGTCAAGGGTCTGCAGAACCAGCAAGCGGCCATCCAGAAGCAGATGGACATCATCGCTGACGCTATGGTCAAGTCCATCAAGAAGAAGCTCGGTATCAAGTCGCCGTCGCGTGTCTTCGCTGAGGTTGGCAAGTTCTCCGCACAAGGTCTGTCAAACGGTCTAGCGGACAACGGCAAAATGGTAGCCGATACGGCATCTTCCGTGGGTGACAATGCGGTAGAAGCCATGCGTGTATCGCTCTCCAAGGTCAACAACATGATCGCGGGTAACATCAACGTGCAGCCCACGATCCGACCTGTTCTGGACCTGACGGATATTCAGAAGAATGCTAGCAAGATCGGCACTCTGATTCCGTCAACCGCATCCTTGGGTGTCAGTGGAGCTCTCGTCAATGCTCGATCGACGGCAGCCTCGCTGGACAGTACCAATACCACGGATACGCCGACTAACCCGACCACGGGTGCGCCGGCGTTTAACTACACCCAGAACAACTACTCTCCCAAGGCTCTGAGCTCGGTGGAGATCTACCGCACAACGAAGAACCAGCTGTCCACCTTGAAGGGAGCCCTGTCGACGTAATGTCTATTGACAAAGTCGAAGTCACGAACTCGCAGGGCGACCTGCTATCTCTCTCTTTGAGGGATATTTCGAATGGCTTTGTCGTGAAGGAGATTGGAGGCCTTGACCCGGTCAAGGCCTCCATCATCACCTCTAACTTCGCGACGATGAAAGGCCAGCAGTATCAAGCAACGTCCGTCACGTCCCGCAATATCACGATCACGTTGGGGTACGCACCTAACTACAGCGTCAATCAAGAAGTCAGTGATTTGCGGGACTTGCTCTACGATTTCTTCATGCCTGGCGATGCTGTTACGATGACCTTTTACAAGATGAATGGTCTCGTAATAACGTCGATGGGGCGAGTCGAGGATTGTTCTGCTCCGCTCTGGGCACAAGAACCAGAGACGAACATTTCCATCATCTGCTTCGATCCCGATTTCGTCGATCCGAATACGGTGGAGATTCACGGCATATTCCAGACCACGGATACCGCTCCACACACGATCCATGTGGACGGATCTGTGCCGACCGGTTTGACGTCGCTGTCATTCACCGCGGGTCGTACGTTGAGCGAGTTCACGATTTACCACACTGCGCCCAACGGCGATCTCACTACCATGCTCGTGTCAGCACCGCTGATTGTGGGCGATCTCGTCGAGATGTGTACGATCAACGGACAGAAGAGCATCACCATGACGCGAGCAAGTGTCGTCACGTCGCTGCTCTGGGCCGTCTCGGCTGATTCCACCTGGGTTCAACTGTCCAAGGGGGACAATCTCTTCTATCTCTTTGCGGCAGCGACCAACCCCGAACCCGTGTTCGTCGATTTCAACAATCGGTACGGAGGCTTGTAATGGAGGTGTACACGCTCGATGCCCTGTTGCGGCGAGTGGATCTGATCGAGGATTTCGAATCGCTTATCTGGACCGAGCGGTACAAGCAGTACGGTGACTTCGAGTTGCACATCGCCTCGAGCTTCCGTACGCGTTCCATATTCAAGGTCGACGTTCAGTTGGCCATGGACATGTCCAACCGCGTGATGAAAATCGATTCTGTCGAAGACAGCGTCGACGATAACAACGCTCGGATGCTGGTGGTCAAAGGTCGTTCTCTCGAGGCGATTTTGTACGACCGTGTCGCAGCCTTGTCTCTGACCGATACCACCACCACGCCCTCGTGGGATATTGCTGGTCTTACGCCCACTGATGCCGCTAGGAAGATATTCCACGACATTTGTGTTACCGGGACTCTGAGTGCCCAGGACATCATTCCCTTCATCAACGAGGGAACGTTCGCGGAGGCCAGCAATATCCCCGAGTCCACCGATCTTGTCGAGGTGACCATTGAGCCTGCGACGGTATACGACGCGCTTGTCCAGCTGGCTGACAGCTATGACTTCGGATTCAGACTCCTCCGACGAGGAGACATGTCTCAGATCTGGTTTGATATTTACGTCGGGGCTGATCGAACCACAGGACAGACCACACTGCCGGCGGTGGTGTTCTCGCCGCAACTGGACAACCTGCAGAACACAACGGAACTTTCCACCACGGAAACCGTGAAGAACGTCGCCTACGTATTTTCGCCGGCGGGTTTCGAGATGGTGTATTCGCCTGACGTAGAGCCTGACGTAGAGGGATTTGAGCGCAGAGTCCTCATCGTCAATGCCACGGACGTTACGTCAGATGTGTACACGACGCCTACGGACGTGACGAATGCGCTCATCTTGCGAGGAAATGCGGAACTGGCCAAGCTGAAACCCATCCAGTCCTTGGATGGCGAGATCAGTCAGAACAGTCAGTACAAGCCCGGTAGAGACTACTACTGCGGCGATCTTGTCGAGGTGCGTAACGACGATGGTGTATCCAATCGTATGCGGGCCACGGAGATCATCTTCGCGTCCGACAACGAAGGCGAACGCGCATATCCGACACTGACACTCAACGAGTTCATTCCCGCGGGTGCCTGGTTCTCGTCTCTCTACAACAAGACATGGCTCGAGTGGGATGCAGAAGTTATCATCCCGTACTGGGCTGACCAGCCCTAGCGAAGGAGGTTTGACATGGCAGTCGGTGATGCAGCTGTCGCTGCTGGATACACCATCGTTAACGAGACTGGCGGTGATGAGGCTCGCGTTCGCTGGGGTGCCAAAGAGATTAACCGCACCCGGGATTTCCTCGCAGGGCTCAAGGCGATGATCCCTGTCGGTAGGACGGCTTACCGTACCGCAGCTGGCATATCCTCAGGGACAGCCAATCCCACCGGTGGCGTTGACGGAGACATTTACTTCAAGATCGTGAGCTAACCGTGACTGATTACCAGAAGAACACGGGCGGTTCCGGCAAGATGATGATTCGGGTGAATAACCCGACCGTCGAATTCTGGCTCACGAATCAAGGATCCAGCACCTACGCTCACGAGCTACCGTGGGGCTATACGGTCAATGGCTCCACCAACAACGATCGTCAGGTTGACTACGGCCAGGACGATGGCTGGAAGAAGCTCGGCAGCTGGAGTGTCACGTCCGACCAGACCGTGACCTTCCGCATCTTTGATACGGGCACCAGTGGTTTCGGTGGACCCACCACCTTGAGTGTGAGCATCGATCGAGCAGCCGCTCCCGATGCTCCCTCCAAACCCGCCATTTCCGAGATTACTGCTAACTCGATGAGAGTTAAGTGGAATTCCGGCGATGACAACGGCGCGTCCATCGACAACTGGCAGACCGCTCGTAATACCAGCAACACCACTTCCGGTGCAACTGTCTTCAACGTCGACCGCGATACGACCTTCACAGGTCTTAACGCTGCGACGACGTACTACTACTGGGCTCGGACGCACAACGCTAAGGGATATTCTCCTTGGTCAAGTGTAGCGTCAGCTAAGACGCTGAGTGCTCCGCCCGCGCCCTTCCAGCCCATTACCACTGGCCCCAGTCAGACGACGTTCGACGTCTCGTTCCAAGACAATGGTGGCGGTGGCCTTACCATCACAGGTAGGCAGATTGCATATAACATAACCAATAGCACTACAGGCGCAACCATCGTTACGTACAACAACGATGTCCTGACGATCACCGGCCTACAACCGGCGACCACGTACTATGTGTGGGGTAGGGTCCAAAACGCTGCTGGCTGGGGCGCATGGTCACCCGTAGCCACCGAACGAACCATTGCAGGTGCCTGGATCAACGTAGGCAACGAATGGAAAGAGGCTATTCCATACGTGCATGACAGTGGTAGTTGGAAACTTGCTCGTCCTTGGGGCCGTGACGCGGGGGTATGGAAGGAAACGACCTAAAGAACGAGGTAGTAGATGTCCGAGGAAATGATCATTGCGCTTGTTGCCGCAATTGGGGGTGTACTTGCTTCTTCTGGTATGTGGGGCTATGTCCAAGGAAGAAACAAGACGCACACCGCCCAAGCCCGTCTCTTGATGGGGCTGGCATACGACAAGATCGTGACGCTCGGCATGGCCTTTATTCAGCGAGGCTACGTCACGAAAGACGAATACGAGGAGTACCTCAAATACCTCGTAGAGCCTTACAAGGATATGGGTGGGAATGGCGTGGCGGAGCGCATTGCCAAGGACGTCGGACGTCTTCCATTCCGAACTGTTCAATTCACACAAATCATCACTAAGGAGGATGACGATGACTCCCACTAAGGTTCCTCTCACCAACAAGTGGTACAACCGGCTCAAGTGGACCATCACGGTCTTCCTGCCGGCTGTCGGTGCTTTCTACTTCGGTCTCGCGCAGGTGTGGGACTTCAATCGGGTTCCCGGTGTGAACGGCACCATCAACCTACTGATCACGTTCGGTGGTGTGTTCCTGGCATATTCCACCAGCCAGTACAACAAGACGGCCAACGCTCCCGACGGCGAGTTCATCGTTAACCAGGTTGACGGGGAGAAGTTCCCCGCGCTCGGTGTGCGTAAGGGTTCGAGCATCGAGGAATTGGCATCCAAGGACAAGGTGACGCTGACCGTGGTGAACAACACGCCGGTGGACACATCCGACGAACCACAGACAACTCCCCCCGCTGCCTAATTCAGGCATATCGGTCCTCGCAGGGAAAACATGGGTTAGTATGAGACCCCTATGCCCTAGGAGAACCTATGTTTAACTTCAATAAGACCCCTCAGAACGTCGCCCTTGACATTGCGATTTCCGACCTGCTCGAAGAGCTGAAGGTCATGGAGGGTTCCAACGAAGACTACGCCGAAACCGCGGACAACCTCGTCAAACTCATGAAGCTCAAGCAGGAAGTCAACCCTGCTTGGCGTCCGAGTGCTGATGCAGTTCTCGCGGCCGGCGGTAGTCTCCTCGGAATCATCCTGATCCTCAACTTCGAGAAGCTCGGTGTCGTGACGTCCAAGGCGATGTCCCTCATCGGTAAGTCCGTGAAGTAACAGAGACCCCCTGACAAAGACGCTCACGAGGAAGGACGTGCTAAAAACACGTCCTATCCTTTTTTGCCTTTCGCAGGAAAAACATACGCTATAATGAGAGGAAAACCGACCGGAGAAAGTCCGAGGGTTTCTGGCCTAACCCACCAGTAATTCGAATACCTCTCTTATTTTTTTCTTCCTCGCAGAAAAAACATGTACTAATATGAGACCCCTGCGTCGTCACTGCATCGAGAGCTGACGTACTAGAACCCATCCATTTGCGTGGAGTTCATACACGGGCTCACCTTTTCACTCACCCCTCGTTCGAAAGGCACTGTCATGGCAACGACTCGGAATGGTCGCCGTAAGTACAACGTGTTCAATTTCATCTTCGACTGCTTCATGATCGTCATAACCGGCGGCTTCTGGCTGATCTGGATCGTCATTCGAGAGGTGCGCGGCGCTTGACAGACAAGAAACACACACCAGTCCCCATCCGATGCGAACAGACAGGAGATATTTTCAGCAGCATTAAACAGGCGGTCTATGCTCTTGGTCTATCGGCGTCCACCATGGCGTTACATTTATCAAGCCGCGATAAGTGTAGACACGTAAGCGGTTACACCTTTGTTCGTCTAGAGGGTGCTAAACCGTTCGAGCCTCAACCCATGGTAACCGGTCCTCGGCGTCGCGGGGTTTCTCGTCCTGTACGTTGCAACGAAACCGGTACAGAATACCCCACACTGACAGCGGCAGCTCGCGATTTGAATCTCAAAATCTCCAGTCTTTGCGAGCATATCTCCGGCGATCCACGCCGGCCTCGTGTGGGTGGTTACACCTTCACCGACATTTAACAGAAAGGATCAATCATGGGTGACATCGGCACCTACTTCGACGTCGTTCTCGGCGTCAACAACGAGCCCATCTTCAACGGCACGCCGGACGAGGTCAAGGCCTTTCTTGAGGCCAACAAAGATGACCCGTGGTTCGACCGTCTGCAGGTCTGCCTCGGTACCACACTGACCATGACGTCCACCGAGAACTACCTCCGGTCGTAGTGGACTCATTCCAAGAGCAACTAGATCGCGTACTCAAGAAAGACCACGATCTTCTTGAGGAATGGTGTGAACGTATGTTGCAAACCGGAACACACGGTGTGTTAGTACGCAGGCGACAGGGTCTCATTCTCGAGATCGGACTGGACCCGACCGTTCCCTACGGCAACTTCTACGAGTTCATCGACAACCAGTAAAGGATCATCATGTCTCGTTTCCTCCGTAACCGGGCATTCCAGGTCAAGGTCGTCAAAGACGACAGCTCACCCACCGACAACATCCTCGACCCGGATCGCAACCCTTACGAGGGAGTCGAGATCGCGGCCGCCTACGCCGAGGTCGCCAAGGACCTCATCACGCACGCTGCTCTGACCATCGGTGGGGTCTGGGCGGCTGTCAAGATCGTGGAGAGGATCTGCAAGTGACATGGCCGTCTTCCTCGTCGGACTCAAGTTAGCTTTGGTCGTCTTCGCGGTGCTGGCTCTCCCGACTACCGTCGCGATGATATTCCAAGGCATGTTCTTCGGCATCAAAAAACTGACCAAGAAAGGACGTACACATGACCAAAGACCAGAAGACGGTTCTTAAGGCCATCGCCGTGGCGGTAAGCTTTAAGGCTGCTTTGTTCGCCGGCATCACATACGCCTCGAGACATTACCGGAGATGCATGGCGGCTCACTGAGGTTCGGGTCTCGCAGAAAAAACATGGATTATAATGAGACCCATGACCCCCATAAAAGGAGCACCATGAACCCCATCAAGAAGACCCTCTCCGCTACGAAGAACTTCGTTGTCGCCCACGAAACCCCCATCGCCATCCTTGTCACCGCCACAGTCACCGCTGTCGTGGCCAAGAAGGTGTACGGCAAGGCTTTCGAGGTCGCCAACCAGTTCATCACGGAGAAGGGACTCTCCGACGAGTTCCTGGAGTACATCCCCACCAAGTGATTCTCAACTGACTCTAATACCCTAACCCGGTATTAGAGTTTTGTTTTTCACCACGCCACAATAACCAGTAAACAGGCGGGATCCCAATCATGATTGCAACGCTCGAATCCTTCAACATCCTCGTGGTCATCTTCGAGATCTTCGTCATTGCTATCGTCGTTATCCTCGGCGTGGATCTCGTGATCTTCGAGTATCAGGAAAAGAAGAAGATCAGCAATACCTACAAGAGCCGGCACTCGAACAAGGAAATCGTCCGCCGTGCGAAAGAAGCTGTCGCTCACGAGGGCTTCTTCGAAGAGTCCTACGTGACCAGGTTCGCCGCCAACGGAGCCGTGTTCCACCAGCTCGTCATGGTGCCGACCGCAACCGCCCTCGCGTACTACGACGAGATGGACCGACTCGCCGACGAGCAAATCTTCGAGAACACGAAGGAACTATAAATGACGTTCGCAGATCTGGCTCGGCGAGGAGCAAAGCTCGCCATCGATCACTCGCCGTCCATACTCACCTCGGTCGGAGTCATGGGCGCCATCACCACCGCATATCTTGCGGGTAAGGCGTCCTGGCAGGCCTCGGACATGATCCGGCTCAAGGAAGGACTCGACTACCGCAGCGAAGAAGATCGCCGCGATGCCAAGGAACTCATCAAGGATCGCTTCGAGCTGGTCTGGAGGCTGTATATCCCCGCGGCCACCACTCTCGTCGCTACGACCGCCTGCATCATCGGCGCTAACAAGGTCGGTGCACGACGTGCTGCCGGCCTCGCCGCGGCGTACACCATCACCGAGAAGACTCTCGACGAGTACAAGGATAAGGTCCGCGAGAAGCTCGGCGAGAGGAAAGAGGCAGCACTACAGGACGAGATCATCCAAGATCGCGTCAACACGTCCTACACGCCCGGCGTCGAGATCTACGGCGCTACGACCGGTGAGCTCTGCTACGACGCGTACAGCGATCGGTATTTCATGAACACCATCGAGGGAATGCGATCGGCGGAGAACGACCTCAACTTCGCCCTACTCAGCGATGGGTACGCATCGTTGGCTGAGTTCTACCAGTATCTTGGCCTGCCGTCGACAGCATATGCTGAGCAGGTCGGCTGGAATTCTGATCGCAAGCTCGAGATCCGGATCTCGTCTCAGATCGCCCACGGCGAGAAGCCCTGCATCTCGATGGACTTCAAGACCCAGCCCATTCCGGACTACGGCCGATTTCGCGGCTAGTGACCTGAACGTCATGAGACGGGTACAGATCCTCTTGAGTGGAGGCTGCCCGACGGCTCAGTCATTAGCGGACGGCGTAGACCCGGACTGTGAGTAACATCCGCACGAAAAACATGCATTACAATGAGACCCATTCAAACTTTTCGAAAGGCAACACCATGACCACCGAGACCACCATCACCACCGCCACCTCCGCGTCGAAGAAGGCCGCTTCCGCCGTGGTCGAGGCCAGCCCGGTCGTCACCGAGGTCGTCGACGCCATCCTGGAGAACCCGACCCGCATCGCCGCGACCGTGCAGTGGAGCATCGTCGGTGCGTCCGTCGCGGCCGGCGTCGGTCTGGGTGCCGCGGGTCTGTGGGGCTTCAACAAGTTCCGCACGGCCCGTGCCATCAAGAAGATCAACAAGGTCGCCGACGAGACGCTGCTGGGCGGAACGGTCGGCGAGTAACAACCACGATCGATGGCCCTGTGGAAACGCAGGGTCTTTCGTTTTCTCTTTCCGCTCACACACGAATAACAGGTAACCAAGTGTTCATGCACAGTGTGGTCTATCACGATCTCAACAAGAAGCTGCACAACGAAGATCTCTACTTCAACATGCTGATCCCCGACTTCGCCGACCTCGAGTTCAACCCCACGTTCGGCGACCAGTCGCTCAGCGAGTACATGCGCGACGAGATGGGATCCGGCAACATCAAGAAGATCTACGTGGTCTTCAAGCTCCTCGTGACGAACTCCTACGGCCGGCGGTCCGAGGACGGCGAGCGCTTCCTCAAGCGGGCCTCCTTCACCGAGGAGTTCCTCAACAGCGGCGCGTGGGAGCAGTTCTTCATCTGGCTGATCGAGCCGGGCACCGACAACGCCCAGAAGTTCTGGGAGGGCATCTTCCCGGAGGAGACGCAGACCATCGTCGAGAACCTGCAGAAGACCGAAGCCGAGGCCACCAAGGACGCACCGGCCCAGCCCGCCAAGAAGTCGCTCGACCAGATGTCGGCCGAGGAGATGCGGGCCATTCTGGCCAAGTCGGCGGCGAACAACTAGCACTATCTCGATGGTGTGGGGTCTAGCAAGAGTTGCTATGTGGTCCTCTTTATGGGGGTCTCAGACCACAGACTCTATTCAGGCTGCTAAGGCTGTAAACGACAACCTAGTTGCGGATCTTGCCCCAGAATCGCGTAACTGCGCCCACTTCATCGTCACACCATTTCTTTCTCTTTGTCTTGAAAGGACAAACTCACCATGTTCAGCGCTCTGACAGCCGTCAAGTTCGTCGCGACGACCGTCGTCGGTCTGGGTACCACCAAGATCGTCGGCAAGATCATCAAGAACAACGTGAGCCCGGAGACCCTCGTCGACAAGGTGACCGTCGTCGCGGCCGCCTGGGTTATGGGCGGAATCGCTCACCAGGCCACCAAGAAGTACACCGAGCAGGCGATCGACGACGCGTGGGACGCCGGCGTCAAGATCGTCGACAAGTTCAAGCTCGACGCGAAGCTCGGCCGCATCAACCGCGAGGAGTCCACCTTCTTGCATGAGGAGCTGGACGAGAACGACTTCGTCTACAACGCTACCGAGCAGAAGTGGTTCCCAGCGACGGACATCAAGGAAGATCTTGACACCAAGCTCGGACGTATCTACCGAGGCGAGACTACTTACGAAGAAGAAGGTCTAACCAACGTACGTGTTCGCCTCAACGACGAGACCAACCAGTGGGAGCAGTTCGACATCAAAACCGGCAAATGGAACCCGGCCTTGTATCGAGCGAACTAATTAACACCCCCGCACAGTAAACAATAAATCTGCGGATTGAGGATCAACACATGGATGACTTCCCCAGCAATTCGCGGACGCCCCGCGGTCCACTCAACAAGCCGTCAGTCGATCCGAGTTCGGAGAAGGTCACCGAGGGACCAAAGCTCGATCCGGTCATTACGGGTAAGGTGGTCCGACGTAAGCCCCCGCTCGGTCGGCGGATCATGTCGACTTTCTTCAGCGGTGACTCGAACAGCGTCATCGGATATCTCGCCAGAGATGTTCTGCTGCCGGCCTTGCAGAATCTCGTAACGGACTTCGTCACGCAGGGTATCGAGAAGGCTGTTTACGGAGAAACTCGTACACCGAGTCGTACCGCGCGCGGCAACACGGCCCCGCGTGCCTACCACAGTTACAGCGGATATTCCGGAGTGGTGCAGCGATCGAATCAGGCACCGCCGCCGGCACGTCGTCCAGTGCGCGATCCTTCATCTGTGGAAATCGACGACATCATCGTCGAGACTCAGTTCGAGGCCACGAATATCGTCGACACCTTGTATGAGACGCTCCAAGAATACGGCGTCGTCAAGGTGGCCCAGCTCTACGAGTTGATCGGGCAGACTGCCATGGTCACCGATCACAAGTGGGGCTGGACGAATCTGGACGATCTCTCCGCCCGCCGAGTACGTGGTGGATACTTGCTCCTGATTCCCCCGGTCGAGAGCATCCGCTAACACCGTGCCATGAGTCAGATGAGAATAGTCTTGGCCCAAATATATACAAGTAACTGGGTAGCCAAGAAAAGCGACCAACAAATCATAGCAATATACCGGCGTCTCCAAGCACAAGGGCGGATACGGATATGAGAAAAGCATTCATCGTCTTCGTGGATCTCGACCCGGTCGAGGGCGGTGCGTTCGACAGTGCTGACTCGGCCTTGGTGAACATCCATGCCATCCTCGATCAGCAGATTGGTTGGTACAACCCGACCGTCTCACTGGCACCCTTAGGTTTCGTAGGCGAGCGCACCCGTCCGGGATTCATCGTCTACGTCGACCTCGATCAGACGCCCGGCCATATGTACAGTCAGGAATCCGCGCAGAACGTCATCCGCGCCATTCTCTACAACCGCATCGCCCATTACCGCCCGACCGTCTCGCTTGCCGTCGCCGACCTCCAGCCCGTCAACGAAGGAAACAACTGAACATGAGCCTCGAGGCCATCAAGAACGCAGTCACGAGCAAGACTGCACGTCAGGTCTTCCTCGCGCAGAAGCACTCGCCCAAGATCCTCTTCGTCGCCGGCACGGTCGGCGTCATCGGAGCCACCGTCCTGGCTTGCCGGGCCACGCTGAAGATCTCTGACGCGCTGGACGCGCACGAGAAGGCTAAGTACGAGCTCGATCGCGACAAGACCACCGTCGACATCGATACCAACACGATGTTGCTGACCGAGAAGGAAGGTCAGCAGCTCGAGCGACGTCTCCAGATCAAGACCGCCCTCGCGATCACCAACCCCTACCTGCCGGCGATCGGTCTGGGTATCGTCTCGATCGCAGCCCTGACCGGCTCACACGTCATCCTCTCCAAGCGCAACAGCACCGTCATGGCGGCCTACGCCGGCCTCGACAGGGCCTACCGCCAGTACCGCAAGAACGTCATCGAGAAGTACGGCGAGGAGGACGACCGCAAGCTGGCGGCCAACGTCCGCACCGTCCACGTCGAGGAGAAGCTCGCCGACGGCAAGACCAAGATCACGCCCAAGGACGAGATCTCCAAGACGGACGGCCACAACGGATCGCCGTACGCCACGCTCTTCGACGAGACCTCGCGTCGGTTCACCAAAGAGCCGGGGATGAACGCCATGCTGCTGTCCACGCAGCAGAGCTACGCCAACGACAAGCTCCGCGCCAACGGCCACATCTTCCTCAACGAGGTTCTCGACTCGCTCGGGCTCGCTCGGGCTCCACAGGGTCAGATCGTCGGCTGGCTGTACCGCCCCAACGACGCTGACTACACCGGTGACGGTTACGTCGACTTCGGTGTGTTCGAGGGTGACCAGGAGCGGGCCGAGGCCTTCATCGACGGTGTCGAGAAGAGCGTCTGGCTCGACTTCAACGTCGATGGTCCGATCTGGGACAAGATCTGACCGGAGGAAAACTCATTAATTGGCAGCAAATGATTAAGGGAATCATCGTCGTTTTGATTGGTTCATTTACTATATTCATAGACGTTCGATGGCTTCGGGCAGGGACTAATGGAGTCTTTGTGATCCCCTTTTTATTCATAGGTTGCTTTGTGTTTACCAAAGGCGCCACTATGATCGAGCGCATTATTCTCGATAGAAAGAGATTAAACTAGTGAACAAGACCATTCTGATCGCCGGGGGCGCAAGCATCGCGTCCCTGGCGGCCGGTGGTGCGGCGGGATATTTCTTTGCCAAAAAGAAGTTCTACGCCAACCTCGACGAGCTGATCGAGGTCGAGGTATCCGCCGTCAAGAAATACATGTCCGTGCAGGTCATGGAGGCTCGTAATAAGCCGGCCACGATCGAAGAGGTGCTGACCTCAGAAGAGGAGATCGACGAAGAGCCCTCCGACGAGGAACTCCTCCTCGCGGAACAGGGCAAGGCAGCCCTGATCAACTACCAGGGCATCGGCCTCAAGCCGGACGAGAAGCGCATCGTCGAGAACAACGTCTTCGGCTCGGCCAACTCGTCCACCAAGAAGCCTCTGCCGCCGCGGGATCCCAGCGGCAAGTTCGCGCCGGCCCAGGCGGTCCCGGAGGAGCGGACACCGGACGATCCGTACATCATCGAGATGGACGATTTCCTGACGAACGACTCGGGCTACGACCAGGTGAACTACCTCTACTTCGCCGAGGAGAAGACGGTACTCGACTACGACCAGGAATCCGTGGAGATCGGTCTCTTGGGAGAGGCCAACCTCACGCTCTTCCCCGAGATGCCGGTCGGCGTCCCGCGGATCCTCTGCATCCGCAACGAGAAGATGGCGACCGATTACGAGATCAAGCTCATGGAAGAGAGCTTGACCGAATTCATGGGCCTGGGCGATGGCGAGGACGACATCGAGACAGGCGACCTCCACCTCCAGCACTAATCGACAATGAAAGGATGTGACGACATGCCGCTTGACGAGGCATATTTCACGTGGCTCTACAGTCAAGTCGGCTCGGTCGATCTGCGTAACCGTTCTAAAACCTACTGGAAGCTGCTGACGCTCCTCTACAAGAAGGAGTTCATCTGGTCGACCATCGAGAAGGACGGCAACCGAGCGCAAGACGGCAGGGATCTCCGACAGGAATTCCTGGACGTGACAGGCACCATCATGGACGAGCCGGGGTGGACCGACTTCCCCTGCTCCATGCTCGAGCTCATGGTAGCGCTATCCCGCAAGCTGGCCTTCCAAGGCGAGGGCAAGCCCAGTGATTGGTTCTGGGGTCTCATCGAGAACCTGGGCCTGATCGAATGCACTGACACTACTGACGTCGACCAGGAGATCATTGAACACATACTCGACAAGGTGATCTACCGCGAGTACGCCAAGAACGGCGCCGGCGGTCTCTTCCCCTTGCAGAGACACTCACGACGAGACAAAGACCAAACGCAAGTCGAGCTCTGGTACCAGGCTGAGGCATACCTCCTGGAACGGCTCTAACCATCCGGGAGGAGGGGTAGATGGATTTCTTTCAGATCGCAGTAAAAGAGAAAAAAGGTGGGGGACTCGAGGCGTATCCTGACTTCATTGTCGGACGTTCCGAGGATCTCATGGTCCGAGCGAAAAACTTCTACGCCATCTGGGATGAAGAAACAAATCTGTGGTCCACGGACGAGTACAACGTCCAGCGGATCGTAGACGACAAGCTTCATTCTTACGCCAAGGAAAACAAAGACGTCGTCGGCGTCAAGCCTATGCGGAGCTTCGGCTCGAATGGTCAGAGTACGTTCCGCAAGTTCCTCAGTCAAATTGGTGACAATTCGCACCAGCTCGACGAGAAGCTGACCTTCCTCACGACCAAGACCGCCAAGAAAGATTACGTCAGTAAGAGACTTCCCTACGATTTGGCCCGCGGGGATATTTCAGCGTGGGAAGAGATGGTCAGTACTCTCTACTCGCCTGAGGAACGGCAGAAAATCGAGTGGTTCCTTGGGGCGATCGTATCGGGGGATTCCAAGGACATCCAGAAGTTCCTTGTGCTCGAGGGACCTCCGGGCGCCGGCAAGGGCACCATCATCAACATCACGATGACACTGTTCCCTGGTTACATCACCACGTTCGATGCCAAGGCTCTCGGGACCAACGGCAATCAGTTTGCAGCAGCAGCATTCGCCGGCAATCCCCTGCTGGCGATTCAGCACGACGGAGACCTGTCCAAGATCGAGGACAACACGACGTTGAACTCGATCATCTCTCACGAGATCATGAAGGTGAACGAGAAGTACAAGCCTTCGTATGACGCTCGAATCAACGCTGCCTTGATGATGGGCACCAACAAGCCCGTCAAGATCACAGACTCGCAGTCCGGTATGATTCGCCGGCTGATCGACGTCCACCCCACCGGAAACCTTGTCCCTCCGAAGCGATACCACGCACTGATGGCTCAGATCAACTTCGAGTTGGGAGCCATCGCGCATCACTGTCTCGGCGTCTACAAGAAGATGGGTAAGACGTTCTACAACGGCTACCGTCCCTTGGAGATGATGTACAAGACCAACGCCTTCATCAATTACATTGAGCTCCACCGTGATCTCTTCGAGAGTCAGGGAGGCGTCACCGCCAAGCAGGCGTGGAACCTGTACAAGGATTACTGCGAGGAAGCCAACATCGACCGGCCCATGAAGCTCATGGAATTCCGAGCGGAGTTGGGTACATATTTCGAGGAGTTCCATGATCGATACCTCCTCGACGATGTACAGGTACGCAGTTACTACCGTAACTTGAAGACTCACGTTTTCAAGATGGCGATCGACGATGCCTCGCTGACATTTGCACTCGCGTTGGACGAAACCATATCTCTGTTGAACCTTGAGTTGGCAGAGCTTCCCGCACAGTACGCCAAAGCAGATGGGAGTCCCTCGAAGTACTGGGATGACAGCGAGAGACTTATCAATGGCGAACTGAAGCGTCCACGACCGTCCCAGATCGTGGATACATATCTCCGGGACTTGGATCCGACGAAAGAACATTACGTCAAGGTTCCCGAGAACCACATCGTCATCGACTTCGACATCAAGGACGAGGATGGAAACAAATCCCTCGAACTCAATCTCGCTGCCGCTGCAGAATGGCCTCCAACTTACGGAGAGCTAAGTAAGTCCGGTAGTGCAGTTCACCTACACTACGAATACACTGGCGACGTCACCCAACTCGATTCTCAGTACGCTGAGGGAATTGAAGTCAAGGTGTATACGGGGAACAGCGCCTTGCGTCGCCGGCTGTCAAAGTGTAACAACGTGCCGATTGCGACGCTGAGCACCGGCCTACCCCTCAAGGAGAAGAAGCGAGTGCTCGACCCGGACGTAGTCATCAACGACAAGACCATTCGCAAGCAGATCCTGGCGAACATCAACAAGGAATACCACCCGGGGACGAAGCCCTCGATCGACTTCATCTACAAGATCTTGGAGGAGGCATACGAGCGAGGCGTCACCTACGACGTCAGCGACATGCGACAGCGGGTCACCGTCTTCGCCAACAACAGCTCCAATCGGGCGCTCGAATGTCTGAAGATCGTCCAGTCCATGCGGTGGAAGTCCGAGCCGGATGAGATGCCGGAGGAGCCGAAGCCCAAGGATGACCGCGTCGTCATCTACGACGTCGAGTGCTACCCGAACATGTTCCTCGTCTGCTGGAAATTCGAGGAAGACGAGCCGAAGCCCGAGAACGTCGTGGTGATGCTGAACCCGAAGCCTCACGAGGTCGAGGCTCTGTTCGGCATGAAGCTCGTCGGATATTTCAACCGCAACTACGACAACCACATGTTGTGGGCGGCGGCACTGGGTTACAACAACGCTCAGCTGTACAACCTGTCGCAGAAACTGATCTCCAGCGCAGCCGGCGTCAAGTTCGGTGAGGCCTTCCGTCTTTCCTGGACGGATATCCTGGACTTCAGCACCAAGAAGCAGGGGCTGAAGAAGTGGCAGATCGAGCTGGGTCTCGAGCACCGGGAGATGGACCTCGACTGGGACCAGCCGGTTCCCGATGACCGCGTGCAAGACGTCATCGACTACTGCGTCAACGACGTCGTCTCTACCGAGATGGTCTTCAAGCACCTACGAGGCGACTACACGGCCCGTCTTATCTTAGCGGACCTGGCCGGCCTCAGTCCGAACGACACTACTGCTCGGCTGACCGCCAGCATCGTCTTCGGGAAGGAGAAGAACCCCCAGAGAAGCTTCGTGTATACCAAACTCGCGAAGGAGTTCCCGGGATATGTCTTCGAGAACGGCAAGAGTACGTACCGAGATGAAGTGGTCGGCGAGGGTGGATACGTCTACGCCGAACCAGGGATTTACACAGACGTCGCGCTCCTTGACGTCGCTTCTATGCACCCTACATCAATCGGTCAGCTCAACCTGTTCGGTGAGTTTACGCCGAAGTTCATGGCTCTCGTCGAAGCGCAGCTGGCGCTCAAGAACTTCGATTTCAGTCGCGCCAAAGACCTGCTTGACGGGAAGCTTCGTCCCTACATCGAGGAGATCGAGGCGCTCGGAGCTGTTGACGGGTCAAAGGCCACCAGCTCGCCGGAGGGAATCAAGGCTGCTGCTGATCTTCGGTGGGGCCTGAAGATCGCGATCAACATCGTCTACGGTCTGACGTCGGCGAAGTTCGACAACCCGTTCAAGGACCGTGAGAACGTTGACAACATCGTCGCCAAGCGCGGCGCTCTGTTCATGATCGACCTCAAGCACGAACTGCAGCAGCGCGGTTTCACCGTGGCCCACATCAAGACCGACTCGGTGAAGATCCCCAATGCAACCCCGGAGATCATCGAGTTCGTCATGCAGTTCGGCGAGAAGTACGGTTACACGTTCGAGCACGAGGCGACGTACGAGAAGTTCGCCTTGTTGAATGACGCGGTTTACGTAGCCAAGGACGCGAAGAAGGGCTGGACCGCCACGGGTAGTCAGTTCCATAAGGACGTAAACCCATACACGTTCAAGTCTCTCTTCGGCCAGAAAGACAGCATCGATTTCTACGACATGTGTGTCACCAAGCATGTGCAACAGGGTGACATCCGGCTGGACTTCGGTCATGAGGGTGACGGGTACGTCAACAACGCCGTCGACAATCTCAAAGATGCGGAGAAGCGGAAGAAGATCGCTGAGAAGGATGGCGATCCCGTCAAGGTAGCTGAGGCTGTTGTTGGTCTTGAGAATGCCAACGCGGAGTATGAGAACGCCCTCGACAAGCTCATCTTCGTCGGCAGGACCGGTCGTTTCACTCCGGTTCTCCCGGGCAACGGTGGTGGTCAGCTGTACCGCATCAAGGACGGCAAGCACTATGCCGTTGCCGGCACCAAGGGTCACCTGTGGGTTGACTCCAACGTCGCCATGGATCTGCCGAGCGAAGCGATTGACGAGTACTACTTCGAGAAGCAGCTCGACGACTCCAAGGCGGATCTCGAGAAGATGCTCGAGGGAACGGGCTTCGACAGCCTAGAGGAGTTCCTGGTATGAGTTATTCAGACGATCTTCGTGAATGCCTGGGTCATCTGGCCGAGGCCTATGACAGCGCCAAGGCGAATATCGAAAAGAATCATCCAGGGATCAATCCACTGATAATACAGGATGTGAATGGGCGACTAATCCTGCTCGATAGCCTGACGGCAATCGTCAATGCTCAAACAGCACTTGTGGGGTGGGCTAAGGCATGAGTACTAACGTTACGATTGTCTTGGTCGTCTTCATGGTGTGTTTGACGGCGATCGTTATTTACGGTATGTCCGCGCACGTTCCGACAATAACAGAGAAAGAAATCAATGATACTCCGAACGATCTGGACACTGCGGGGACTGCCGCTCAAGGAGCGTCTCGCCAGGACACGTGACTCGCTGGCCAGCAGCATCGGTGGCCATCTCCCACTGCGCATCCGCTACTGGGTGACGTTGCAGGAGATCGGTCACGCGACTGCCAAGAGCCCCAACGTGCCGGCCACCCCGCTCGACTACGTCCTGCAGCACCTGGCGCACCCCAAGAACCTGAGCTGATGAAGAAGATACGATTGAAGTCTAACGGTTGGCTCGCTCGTATCTTCAACATTCACTATCCGATCAACCACGTAGACGGCGTCTGCTGGTGTCAGAAGAAGGTCTCGGGTTGGTGAGAGCGGGGAGAGAGGAAGGGTATCTAACCCATGAAAGACGGAATCATTCTCGTCGACGGTAGGACCATCGGTACCTTTGTCATCGATGACTGGCCTCAGGAGGGACTGCGATTCAAGTTCGAGGAGGGCCTGAAAGTCCGCGAGTACCTCGACCACGCGTCGGACAATGGACTGGTGATCGCCCTGCAGATGACGCCCGAGTACGGAGAGGGGGAGTAGTGGATCACATCGACAACGTCCCGGTCAAATTGCAGGGCATCCAGATCGGGACGGCGAAGGTTAATGCTGACGGCTCTATCTTGATGGCATTGAGTCATCGCAGTAACGTCGGCATGGAGATCTATCAGCAACTGCTAGCCGGTTTTATCTACGGCCTCTCCATCGGTCCCATCATCAATCCGGCCGTCGACGGCAACCTTATCAGTCGCACTGACTGCGAGCGGGATATTCCTCCGGTCACCTACGTCGACTTCGGGTTCTCGGAGAACGAGCTCGACCGATTCAAGGGACGGTCGGAAAAGGGAGGGGGAACTCCTTCCCCTTTTCCCAAGGGCCAAGACGTCCATACCAAGGACGGAAAAGGCCTCCCAACCGAAGACACCGGCAATAGCCAGTTCCCCGATCGGTGACATCGCCATGTTCTGCTCGCATGTCGGATGTATGCACAAGCATTCGAATCACAAGTGGGGGCGAATAAAGGCCGTCGAGAAAGGCTGGGTCCTTCAGAAGAACGGTCAATGCTGGTGTCCCGACCACGTTCCTTCTTGGGTGAAAGACTGGCGCTACCGCAAGAAGTGATGGTTAGATACCCTACATAGGGGTAGTTTTCTCCTTGCACAACTTTTTCGAAAAAAAATCCATCGCCGACACAGTAAAAAGGAATACAGATGGCGCCACCGACAAGGCCCGAAATTCACATCTTCCGAGACGCCGCTGTCATCTGGAAGAACTTCGCCGGGGCCCAGAAGCAATACAACCCCGAGGGAAAGCGCAACTTCAACCTTCTGTTGGATGCCAACACGGCAGAAGAACTGATGCGTCAGCAGAACCAGTGGGGCGACACCTGGAAGATCAAGCCCCGCAAGCGCAACGCCGACGACGGCGAGGACTACGGTCCGCCTGAGTACACTCTCGAGGTGGCTGTCAGTTTCCAGGTCAAGCCGCCTCGTATCTGGCTCATCACGTCCAGCGGCCGGACCATGCTCGGCGAGGGTTTCATCAACATGCTGGACGATCTGGACGCACTCAAGGTCGACCTGACGCTCACCGGGTACGACTGGATGATGAAGACCGGTACTCATGGTCGCAAGGCCTACCTCGACACGATGTTCTACACCATGTACGAGAACCCACTCGAGCTCGAGTACTCCACGGTCCCGCAGATCGCCGTCGCCGGGGGAGAAATGCCGGCGATCGAGGCCGGCTCGCGTCAGCAGTTCGACTACGAGGGCGAGGAGGTCTAGCGATGGACACGATCCGACAGGGCATCGAGGGCATCAAGCATCTGGTGCTCCAAGGTGTTCTGAGCCCAGAGCTCTGCCCTGAGCAGGAGTACTGGCACTGGGACGTCCTCAAGCCCGAGGAATTGCCTGAGTGGCTGAAGGAGAATGCCGAGTACTACGGTGAGGTCCGCTGGTACGGCATGTAATAATGGGGGTTCTACCCGCGCTGGGCTTTGCAGGGGGCTGTGAGGCCCAGCGCGTTGCTTTATGTTTCGTCCCTACGAGGAGGCCGGACCTCGTAGGAGCCACTAAATGATCAATGTCAAGGGTCGACAGAATCATATCCTTCCGCGAGAGGAACAATAGTGACTGCCAAGGCACACCGGTTCATCAGTAAGCCTTTCATCATCACCGGATACCAGGTAACCGCAGAGAACATGCAACAGATCGCAGACTGGTGCCAGGGACACGTAATTGAGAGCGGAAAGAATCCGTTCATTCGAGTACCGGTCTATCGGGTTCTAGATCCCCGGCAGACCGAGGCCTACGTCGGCATGTGGGTCACCATGTCCATCCGCAAGGGCGAGCCCTTCTGCAAGGTCTACCCGCAGGAGTGGCTCACGAAGAGCTTTAACGAGCTTCCCGACGACTTCGCACAGGTTCCTCTTATCGAGGACAAACCTCTTGTTCCGGTATTCAGTGGCGGGAATACCGTAGCAAACCCTCGGACCGTTCCGATGCAAGCCAAGCCCAGTTCGCCACAGCCGGCGCAATAACAGAATTCCAGTAGCACTCGACTCCTCGGAGAAACGGAATCATGAGTAAAGTCATCTTCGAGTCCCGCACAATACTACAGCCGAGACTCGATGCCAACCACATCGAGGTAACGCAGTCAGTCATTCGAGAGCTCAAAGAGATGCATCCCGAGTGGGAGGATCTGCACTGGAACGTTAACATGTGGGCTCCGGACGTCACCAAACCGGCGCATCTGCATATCTCTGTCACCGACATCCACGCGATCGACCACGCCAAGGTCCTTCTCTTCCTGGCAATACTCGCTGTCATCGTGGCGTATTACTACTTTCTCTGAGGAGAAGCATGACCCTCGAGCAGATCAAGAATTACATCATCATCCACAAGAAGCCCCTCATCATCGGCGCCGTCGCCGCACTGGCAATCCGCGCTCTGATCCGGTGACCCTACAGGAAGTCCATACGACGGTAGAAGAGGTGTCGTCGGCTTTCTTGAATCTGAGCGAAGCCTTCCACGCATTCTACATGCACAACCAAGAAGCCTGTGAGATCGGCGATCGTCCTTGTGTGGGTGACTGCCCATACACTCATATCTGCGAGAGGATCAGAGAGCATGGCAAAACTGAAGCTTGAGAAGGTCACGGGTGTCGTGGCACTGTCCTACCTCGTGATCATCCCCGTGGTGCTGGTCATCGTCTCCAAGAAGCTCGAGGCGTTGGATCAGGACATCGACGTGCTGTGGGATGAGTCAACTGTTGCGTCCAAGGCGCGTGTTCCTTTCGGCGGGCTACGGAAGTGGGTTGGCCGATGACCATCGACGGACTCGACGGCAAGCTAGGTCGTGAGATCACCCAAGCCTTCATCGCCAGTCAGGCCAGCTGGGATCTGATCGAGCACGACACCAAGACGTCCGACTTCCTCTTCTGGACTGCTGCCATGCGGGTCATGACGGAGAAACCTCTTCGCGACCCGGTTGTCCAGCAACAGGTCCTCGACTTCCTCAACCACAAGCTGACTCAGACAGCCGAGACGTTGACCTCAAGCGCCCTCGAGAAGATCAAGCAGCTCATCCAGGAGGACTGACGTGCCCACGTATTCCCATGACGAGATCGTCGCGGAAATCACCAACACCGAAAACAAGATCTACGAGATGATCAACAAGGGTGATACGGAGTCTTTGGGCGGAGCTAAGACGCTAGTACACGAGCTCGCTGAGACGTTGCGAGGAATCGTCAAGGACACGGAAGAACTTAGGTCCCGGTCGGCTGGGCATTCTCGTATCAACGTCCGATAAGGAGAAACTGACGTGCCCACGTATTCCTACGGCGAGCAGAGCCCACTCAAGTTCGAGATCTCCGACAAGCTGGCGGATCAGTACAACGCCGCGGTCGAGCGATATCTCAAGGCACACCGGCGCTTTACCCAGAAATTCGGCCGGCCGTGGGAGCCCCACATCGATCCCATCAGCATCGACTGGACGCGCAAGCAGGAGAGGGCCTGGAACAAGATGGTAGACGTCGTCGACAAAGCGCTCGAGGAATACGGCAGCCCGGTCCACGCCAACGATCTGATGGAGGACTACCTCGTCAGAAACGTCTATCAGGCGGTCGTGGACACAGCCGGCCCGTGGGGACGCGTCATTACCTGGGCAGTGGGCGCAGGAGCGCTCTACGCGCTTCTCAGACGGCGGTAGCCATGCCTGGGGAGGCGCAGAATACTGCAGAGGCACGACTGAAGCAAGCGGCTGCGGCATATCCTTTCTTCTTGAGGGATGCCCGGCTGGAGGACACCCCACTGACCCGGCTGTGCTTCTTCAACACCGTCAAGAAAGAGTTCGTCGACCATCCGATCGAGAATCCAGAAATTCAGGCTGAGATCATCGACGGCCTGGACGTCTGGATGAAAAAAGCCCGCGGGGAAATGTTGGCCATGATGCCGGCAACCCCCCGGAGCTTATATCTGCATACGCTGGAGAAACGCCAAGGACACTGAGGAGGGAGCCCGGTAACACGGGCTCTTTCTTTTTCTCGCAGGGATTACATGGGTTATAATGAGACCCCTGCGGAAGGAATTGCTATGTCTGTTTCTACGGACGATTACCTCGCGAACCGCTTTCTGGAAGAGAACCCTGAGAAAACATTCATGAATGAAGCCGGCAGTAGAATCTACTACATGTTGGACGGAAGCATGACGTGTTATTACGCTCAGCCGAATTTCAATTTCCGGATGGCGGACGCCAGCGACATGATCGACGTCTTCAGATTCATCAAAGAACAGCAGAGCCTCTAAAGGAAAAAGAGCCCCTAACACGGGCTCTATTCTTTTCTCGCAGGAAAAACACGGGTTATTATGAGATCCCATCACCCCTGAATGGATACCATAATGATCGCTCTTATTGCCGTCGTTTCTTTCCTCGCTGGAGCTCACCTCACCATCATCGCCGCAGTCCTGTACCACAAGGAACGTGTCCGAGTCATGAAGCGCGACGCCCTCGCCGCTCTCATGGATCAGGCCGCTGACTCGTGGTATTCGGGATATATGCGAGCGCTGCGTGAGGAGAACACCATTCGAATCCACAAGGAACGCAGCACGACCGAGACCCAGAAGATCCTCATCACTTTGTGATATCTCAACGCTGACTCTATACACGGAGTCAGCGTTTTACTGTTGTTCTTTCTTTGTCGCAGAATAAACATGGATTATTATGAGACCCCCTGCGAAAGGAATCATCATGCGACTGACCGTTGACGAAATCGTGATTCGCCACCAGCTCATCGACAACCCCGACCAGCTGCATGTAACACCTGACAACGTCAAGATCTACTTCTTGACCGACGACAAGGTGCTGCATTGCATCGAGGCACCGGAAGGTTCGTCGTACGAGAACATGAGCGAAGAAGAACTCAACGACGTCCTGATCGACCACCTTGAGAAACTTCTCAACAACTAACTCATCTCTGAGCCTTAACCATAGGCTCAGAGTTTTCACTTTTACACACCATAGTTTTTTCACCATGATCAACAAAGGGACACTGCGGTGACTAACGGACTTGACGGACAGAACAACCCGGTCGAGATAACCGATGAGGAACAGGTTACGTCGATGCGGACTGTCGACCAAACGTGGGAGATGCTAAATAGGATCGTTGGCGGAAAGTGTGGGGTGGCGCCGGCAAAGCCGGAGGATTTCATCATTTCGCGAGATGAGACAGAAGAGGTGATCCGCCAAATCATGTCTCCCGCAGAAGTGACGGCGAAACTACGTCTGGTCGCCGAGGACATCAAGAAGCAGAACCCCAAGGAAGAGGTCGTGCACCCCGACCACTACAACCAGTACAACCAGTACAAGGGCTTCGAGGTCATCGACGTCTGCGAGCAGCTGGTCGGACCCGACGGCAAGAGCGGCTTCAATCTCGGCAACGCATTCAAGTACATCGCCCGTGCCGGCTGGAAGAACCCCGAGAAGCAAATCCAGGATCTCGAGAAAGCGGTCTTCTACCTGCAGCGCGAGGTAGATCGGCTCAAGTCCGGCGGGTGGATGAACCGCGACATGACGACGGAGAAGACGCCGACGACCTACGGCACCATGAAGGCCTATACGAACTGTATGGACTGTGGAATCGTTCTCGTACCCATGGTCGGCCCCAAGGATGGGTTCTACTGTCCCAACAACCACGGATGGCTGGAAGTGCACGAGCCGGGTATCGGTGATTGGCACGAGCCCACGATGCTTGCCGGGTTCGAAACATACCCTTACTGCGACACGTGCGGTACGGCGCTCTTGTACAACGCTACGAACGAGCCGGGTTTCTATTACTGCATGTACGGTCACCTCCGGATGGGAGTATGGTCGATAAAATGACGTTACATTGGTTCGGCAGTTTTGGTGCGATTCCACTGATCACCTTATTGGTGGCGGTTCTCGAAGTTTATCGGCTGCGCAAGAGTAACAAAGCACGAAAAGCTCTGATCGTCGAGCTCGTAAGAATTGAAAGGAATTTGCGACAGGAGCTTTCCGAGGAGCGTTATCACTGTCTCAACCATCACAAGAATAGGGTTTAGCAAATGTCGTGGGGTAATGGTATATCCGTGATCGTGATTTTCGCCATGCTTGTGGCGTCCTTGGAGATCATGGGACTACGACGAAAAGCCAAGCAGCGGGAAGAGATGCTCGAGAATCTCCTGAATGCCAACAAGTCCATGAGCGATCGTGTCGATTATTTCAGAGAGCAGAACGAAAGACTGTCGTCATCGATCAACGATCTCGGAGATGAGGTTGCGCATCTGACGGCGAAGAACGAAACTCAACTAACCATCATCCTCACTCAAGACGATACGATCGAGCAGCACGAGATCGACCACCAGCGTCTTGTCGAGAACCTCGGATGGGATCCGACCAAGGAGAAGTAATGCCCAAGACCAAGAGAAGCAGTAAACGCGCAGATCTTCTCGAAACCCTGTGGGCACAGATGCGATACTGCCCTATCTGCGGAGACAAGCTGTTCGTCTTCGGTGGTAGTACCAGCGAGCTCAAGCGCTGCAATGAATACCACGGAGTGATGAAGATCGTCGGCAAAACTCAAGGTAGCAAGATCGGTATCTTGCTTGAGGTGGATGAGGAGGACTGACGTGTTGACTCTTATTCGTAAACTCGTATACAAGATGGGCTTCCGGCCGAGACTGTATACGGTTCTTCACTCCCCGACGTTGAACATGCGCATTGACGCTAAGAAGTTGTTAGAGGGTTTTGAGCGAGGACTCTTTCTCGCCAGGACTGCCAACAACTGTTTGGCGTGCGATCGCTGGATTCTCAAGGATGGTACTTGGGTTCGAGACAATTCAGGGTGCACTCATCGTGGCTAACATGGTGCAGAAGCTGCGCGTGCTCATCTACGCCGTGGGTATCCGTCCTCGATTCTGGTCATATTTCTACGATTCGCGATTGGAGATGCAGGAGCAGTGGCGGACGGGGAAGAAGTAAAAGCTTCCGATATCATCTATATCGAAGACCCTGAGCGCCTCATCAGGCACGTAAAGATCGAGGTCGACCTGGTATACCTAAAGGCCGTCTACGTGGCTCACAGCGGGCCTGAGACCCCTTCCTGGGCCATCCTAGAGCCAAGAATGCGAAAGTACCTGGAGTACATCTACAGTAAAGAGTAAACGATGCCAATAAACGAAATACTGGTACTCTGCGGCTTCCTTCTATGTACTGTTTCGCTGGCCGGCGTTGGTTGGTGGCTCGTCGAGCAGTACCGTCAGCAGAACAATAACATCGATCGCCTCGAGCAAATTGCTCAGGAACAGAGCATCCGTATTCACGAGCTTCAGGCATATATCACTCAACGAGACGCCGAAGGATGGTGCGATCATGGATCAGGATCTGAACAACCTGAGACGGTTCTACAGGAGAGCACTTATCCAGGACGGCATCACCGATCCGACTACACCGCCGTTATCTACCTCGATCGAGACACCACCCAACCTTTCATCTGGACCAACAAAGACAGTTTCCTACGAAAACTCGTTCGCACAGAACCTGCTGATCGTGTTGACGGAAGCTCTCGAGAAGGACATGGCGACACTGTACAAGGAGGAGATGGAGCGTCTGAAGACTGAGTCGAAGCAGGACATCAGACTACACATCTACCTGCCAGCCGACGTAGACGAGGAGGATCTCGAGTGATCCAGACACGCGTGGAGCGGATGGATATTCTCTTCCGACGAGCTAAGTATTGCTCGATATGCGGAGGACGATTCATCCACATCGATGAGGCGAAGAAGTCTAAGCAGTGTGCTGCTAGGTGCGGGATGCTGTATATCTCGGATGACTGCACCAACACCCAGACAGCCTGCTTCGAGCCGGCCGACTTCCTCTTCATCGAGTATGTGACCACGGAGGCCATCGAGGGCAGCCGTATTCGTGTTCTTGAGACGAAGAAAGAATACGCAACATTGCGTCTCTGTGCCGAGGACATCGGTGGCCATATCTCAGCCATCAGCGAGTGTGTCCGCGGCCTGCGTAGGTCTCACCACGGTTTTCATTTCGAGAGGGTGGAGTAGATGGCAGCGCTTATCGTTCCCGATGGCGACCTGAAGATGATGCGGGAAACACTGTGTCTTGCGCAGAGTGCCTTACTGCGTGGTAATGAGACAGACGATTACCGCACGAGCGAGTCAACCGCCAAGCGTATCCAGCACCTCATCAACGAGATTGATCGGCATCGTCCACTGGGATCTAACGGTAAGCATGGGAACTGGCATACCCAAACGTGTGGCTGCAAGGATGTCGATCACTTTCCGCCGCCAGAAGATCCCATCAACGTCTATCACGTGCAACCGCGGCCGTACGTCTCGAGGAAAGCCATCCCGGTCCGCATCATTGAAACCGGGGAGGAATTTCGCACGATCGCGGAATGCGCGAAGCATATCGGTGGTAATGCCCCGGGCATTGCTGACGTCATCAACGGTCTGCGCAAGCAGCACAAGGGCTACACCTTCGAGAGGATCGTAACGTGAATTGCAAGGTCTGCAACAAGGACGACAGTCAGAAGCCCATGGCGTTCCGCGGAGAAGAGTGGTGCTCGGAAACGCATCGCAAGAAGTTGCAGGGTACGACTGCGTGGAAGCCCTTCGCCAAGGGAACCAGCATCGTGACCGATATCGTGACCAATCCGTTCATGAATCGCTTTGAGGAGAACTGATGGACGTCATCCAGGAAGAGTATCAAGCAGTCGTCGATCGCGTTCGGGAGATCTCCAAGGCTCGCGTGGAGCTCTTCGACAAAGGCGATGGATCTTACGGCTCAGAGCACAGCCGGCAGCTCTGGCGGGAATACCAGAACTTGCACAAGAAGTATGGCGGTAACGAAGACCCGCTCGGAAAGAACCTCTGGCAGGTCTACAACGACGTGTGGGACAACGAAGAGTGATGTATCCTGAGTGGTTCATCACGCTGGTCATGACACTGGCCGGCTTAGCTCTCGCAGTGCTTGTCTCCGCCATCGTTTGGATGCTCGTTGAGCGGTGGCTTAAGACTAACGGTAGGTGACGTGGAAACCCCCGGTTTCACCCGCAAAGACATGTATCGACGTTTTCTCCGCGCTGCACATGAGGTGCTCGAGCGTGAGGTTATCACGGAGGAATACGAACCCCCCATGGCTGAAAAGGTAACAAAAGTGAGCGTGCAAGAGTCTCTGAACCGTCTCACCCTCTGCCCCATCTGTGGGGCCGGATTGCAGATGTACGTCGACATCCCCATGACGAGGTTCTGCACGTGTGGTGAGTTCGTCATCGTCGACATCTACTCGGACGGCGACGTCATGTTCTCGTTCAAGATGGCGTCACAGGAGAAGGCCGACAACGCCCCTGAGCCCCCGCTCGAGGTGGTGCATGAGCGACCTTAGTGCCTATGTCCAGCGTCCTCGCGAGGAGTTAGCCTGCATCCAGGTGCAGGCTCTCTATCGAGATGGTTATATTACGCTGGCGGCTGCTAAGGGTCTTGCTAAGACACACGGCGGATATTTGGCGAATCACATTAACTGGAACAAAGTCTCGCGTAATCAAAAGGGACAGTATGAGAAGAGACGACCCCTGGAAAGGGGTTAACAAGTGTCTTGTCTGCGGGAGTAAATTGCGATTCATTCCCAGTGGCCGGCGCGATGATGCACCGTCCGAGGGCTCGCGGATCTGCGATCACAACCACGCTCGGTTTTCTGTGTTTGGTAGCTACGACAACGATGGCGAATGGTCGATGCACATGGCTATGCCGGCGAGGAGATGAGATGAAAGCTCGTACGTATGGTTTACTTATGACGAACAGAGCTCACGAGGGCATCGTCAACTGGGATCCGGCGAAGCAGATCTTCTGCTTGCTCGTCTTCGATGCGACGAAATATGGCGATGACGGATTAGGCACGGTCGTCGCCGAGATGGAGTCGACGAATCTAGACGCGATCATGGACATGGTGATGAAAGTGGCTCCCCTCGAAGGAGCACAATACAGTCTCCTTCGAGGGCGCCTGGAGAACGACCGACGGAATCGAGGGTTGATCTGATGGATCTGCCGGAGAAGGCCTTGTCATATCGTAGTGACAAGATCGTGGTTCCGATTCCCAAGAAGACCTTGGAAGAGCAACAGCGCGATTTCTACATGCAGATGCTCATGGCAAATCCCATGGATGAATATGCGCGATGGCAAAATACGCACATCCAAGAAGAGTTGCGCGTCAGCGAGTTCTTGCAGGACGACCAATACGAGCAGATCGTCATGAGCACAGCGCCTAAGCGAATCATGGAAGGCGATCGAGGCCGGCCGTGGTCGCCCGAGGCTGTTGATCGCTTGTGGAAGATGCTCGAGGAACACGACGGGTACACGAGTGATTGAGTACGCACTCGACTACCTCAAGCCGCATCAGAAGAAAGCTCTTGCAGCTCTCACAAATGGCAAGATCCTCTACGGAGGTGTTGGGTCAGGGAAGACCCCGGTAGCCACCACATATTACCTAGTAAACGAGGCGCCGAAGAATGTCTACGTCATCACAACCGCCAAGAAGCGAGACGACCGCGACTGGCAAGACGACTTCTACCGAGTTGGAGTGGGACCGGCAACTGGCCCTAACCACGGAGCTGCTGCAGGCGCTGTATCTCAACGTAAGCGGCGCAAAGCTGGGAGCTCCGGAGCCGGACTGGTCGACGATCATCTTCGTGCGGATGGACGAGAAGGACTTCTGGAATCCGGCGAAGGGATTCTACTACGAGGTGGAGAACGACGAGGGAAAGAAGGAGCGCCACAAGGTCTGGGAGGACCAGATCGAGCCTTATCAGAGGATCATGATCGCATACTTGTCGGGTCAGGTTTCATACGAGGTGTCGAAAGTACGAGCACACTCCTTGCGGAAACAGCCGACGTTCGAGGATCTGGAACAATTGCACTCCGCAGGGCTTCTTTCGACGGAACGACTGCGGAAGATGCTGGATATGCCAGGGCGGGTGAAGCCCTTGGGAGAACATCTTCCGAGCAAGGAAGAGATTTATCAGAATTCTCAGATAGCGGCGGAGAAACTCAATCAAGCGCTATCGGAGAAGCAGGAGTCTTCCCCTACGTCCTCACCGTCGACAGCTGGAACAACATCAACAAGTACGCCGGCGTCGAAGGAGCCTTCTTCATCTTCGACGAACAAAGGCTCGTTGGGTCGGGGGAATGGACGAAGGCATTCCTACGTATATCTCGACGAAATAACTGGATTCTACTGAGTGCTACGCCGGGTGATACGTGGATGGATTATGTCCCCGTCTTCATCGCCAACAACTTCTACAAGAACCGGACCGAGTTCAAGCGCGAGCACGTGGTCTACAACACCTTCACCAAGTTCCCCAAGGTGGACCGGTACATCAACACGGGGAAGCTGCTGAGGCATCGCAACAATCTTCTTGTACACATGCCATTCGAGCGACATACGAAGCGCCGGCATGTCGAGGTGACCTGTCAGTACGACAAGGAAAAGCTCGAGCAGGTCCTGAAACAGCGGTGGAATCCCTACGAGAACCGGCCGTTGCGCGATATTTCGGAGATGTGTGCGGTCGCTCGACGGGTCGTTAACAGCGACTTCAGCCGGCTGATGATGGTTCGTTCCATGCTGGTTGAGCATCCTCGGTTGATTATATTCTACAACTTCAACTACGAGTTGGAGGCTCTGCGAGACCTCTCGGTGGATACGACAATCGCTGAGTGGAATGGTCACAAGCATCAACCAGTGCCGACGGGCGATGCTTGGGTATATCTTGTGCAGTACACAGCCGGCGCTGAGGGCTGGAATTGCGTCGAGACTAACGCCGAGATCATGTACTCGTTGAACTATTCGTGGAAGATTACCGAGCAAGCAGAGGGTCGAATCGACCGGTTGAACACTCCGTTCCAAGACTTGTGGTACTACAAATTCACGTCAGATTCGTGGATCGACAAGGCCATCGAACGGTCGTTGCAGGCCAAAGAAACCTTCAATGAGCTCAAATTATCGTCACTTTTCAGCGGCTGAGCCATGTCATTTCCATGTCACTTTTATTTTAGAAAGTGACATTTGCTTGTCACTTTTGGCTCAGCCGCTGAAAATCGGGGTTGAAGGAGGAAAGGCTTGGGTTAGATACCCATTTTTTGAAAAGCAAAAATTGCCCAAGTTAGATACCCTGCTTTCGGCTCACATTTAACAACACTCTCGGTCAAACTCGGACATAACCACCCTGTTTTCCTGTCACTTTCCACTAAAATTTGTCAAAAACTTTTTTAATACTCCCCCCTAGGGTATCTAATGGGTAGGTATTAGATACCCTGAAGCGTTTTATAAAAAAGTTTTTAGGGTTTTTCCAAGAAAAGTGACCGGGATCGACATAACGGACATATAGTAAATTAACCGCTACCACAGTTTCATGCAAGACATATAAAGAAAGTGAGCATCGCTTCATGACTCACGAGGCGCCGTTCTCCTCCGATGCAGAGCGATGGAGAGAGATAAGCAACTTCCCCACATACTCGGTCAGCTCTTGGGGAAGAGTACGCAATGACGAGTCAGGTGTCATCATCTCGGCCACGAGAAATTCGCATGATCTCCCTATCGTGGGACTCATGTCCTATAACCAGCAACGTGGTCGTTCCGTCCAGTCCAAGAGAGCACTGCCGCTTCTCGTGGCGTGTGCTTTCGTTCCCGAGCACAGCAACGTCAACTTCGGTACACCCGTGCATCTCGACGGCGATCGTACCAATAACCACTACACCAACATCGTGTGGCGCCCGCTCTGGTTTGCCCGTCGCTACATGGTGCAGTTCACCGACGATCACATAACCCTTGACGAACCCGTCGAAGACGTGGAGACCTTCGAGATCTACAAGAGTTCCATGCACGCTTCGACAGTCCATGGGCTTCTTGATGAGCAACTCTTGCTCTCCATGCACAACAACACGTACGTGTGGCCGACCGGTCAGATCTTCCGACGAGCCCTATAGGGTTAGATACCCATGCGGTGAAAATACATGCATTATAATAGAAGGGATAAGATAAGCCATGTAATTCTTGCGATGAAGGGTTATTCTTTTGGCACGCCAAGGTGAAGGTAAGTACAAGACGGAGTTGACTGCCCGGATCTATGAACGGTTCGGCGATGCAGTTGCAGATGTCATCATCTTGGACAGCCGGCAAGGTCTCCCTGATCGCCTGATCTTGTTCGTGGGTGGCTTTTGGGCATTCCTCGAAGCAAAAATCAGCGCGACCGCCACTGCGCGACCGAATCAGCCGTACTACGTCGAGAAGTTCGGTCACCAGTGTTTCGCTGCGTTTATCTATCCTGAGAACGAAGAGGCCGTTTTGAATGAGCTTCAACAAGAATTTGAACTTCACTGGCAAGCACGCCTTTCTTAGTCCGAGCAACTACCACTGGCTCGACTACGACGAAGACAAGATGACTCGGTATTACTTCGAGAAGCAGCAAGCCAGACGAGGCGACGAGCTTCACGCCTACGCACAACGAGCCATCGAGCTTGGTATTCGTCAGGCTGATAACGGGACGACTCTGAGTACGTACATCAACGATGCCATTGGTTACAGGATGCAGGCCGAGGTTCCACTCGTTTACGACGAGAACTGTTTCGGCACAGCAGACGCCTGCGGATTCAGAGACTCGACTTTGCGGATCCACGATCTGAAAACTGGCAAGATTGTTGCTAGTATGAAGCAGCTGCTCATTTACGCAGGTATATTCTGCTATGAGTACCGCTTCACTCCCGATCAAATCCGCATCGTTCTGCGCATCTACCAGAACGACGACATCGCCGAGATAGAGCCGGATCCCATGGAGATGCTCTTGGTCATGGATCGCATCGCAACGCAGGCCAAGCTCATATCGTACTTGCGAGAGGAGGACTAAGTAGTGGTTACGATCCCCGAAGAAGAATACTTAGCCTCTCAAGACGGCGTCATCGTGCACTACGGCACACCCCGACACTCCGGTCGATATCCGTGGGGATCAGGAGACGACCAAACAAGTACGCGCAACCACACGCTGGTAACCACAGCGAATGAGATGCGTAAGCAAGGTCTGAGCGAAACGACCATCGCTAAGGGTCTGGGTATCACCACTACTCAGCTTCGCGATATTCGTACCGTTGTTCGTAACGAGCAGTTGCAAGATCAGATCCACATGGCGCAGCAGTTGGCCGACAAAGGAATGTCTAATGTCGCCATCGCCAAACGGATGAGTGAATCCGGTAATCGCATCGGTGAGTCTCAGGTTCGTGCATTGCTGAAACCCAGTCAAGAACTCAAGACCAAGGTTCTCGACAGTGTTACCGACGCCCTTCGCTCTGCTGTGGCAGAGAAGAAGTTCATCGACGTGGGTTCCGGTATCGAGTTTCAGCTCGACATCACCAAGACCAAACTGCGCAGCTCCATCCAGAAACTTAAGGATGAGGGTTACGTTACGCATGAGGTCAAGGTCGAGCAGCTCGGCACAGGCAACCAGACCAACATGAAGGTGTTGGCTGCACCGGGCACTACGTGGGGCGATGTTCAGAAGAATCGCCATAACATCCAGCAACTCGAGAACTATTCTGATGACGGTGGGCAAACCGTTCTCAATATGAAACATCCGTTGTCCATCAGTTCTAAGCGTGTCGGCATTCGCTATGCTGAAGACGGTGGTACTGATGCTGATGGTGTGATCTATGTTCGTCGTGGCGTCAAAGACGTAGACATGGGTAGTTCGCAATACGCCCAGGTTCGTATCATGGTCGACGGATCCCACTATCTCAAGGGCATGGCGGTCTACAAGGACGATCTACCTGAGGGTGTGGATCTTCAGTTCAACACGAACAAGAAGAACACCGGTAATAAACTCGACGCCATGAAAGAACTGAAGAAGATTGGCGACACCGACCAGATCGACCAAGACAACCCGTTCGGTGCGAGTATCAGTAAACAGATCGGTGAGGGTGTCGATCTTAAGACGCTGAAGCCTCAGAAGCTCACCTCAGTGATGAACATCGTCAATGAGGAAGGCAAGTGGGACGACTGGTCTCGAAGTCTGTCGTCCCAGATGTTGTCGAAGCAGCGACCGGTCTTGGCCAAGGAGCAGCTCGACTTAACGTATCAGAAGAAGAAAGCCGAGCTCGACGGCATCATGGCGTTGAACAATCCTTCGGTGAAGCGCAAGCTTCTCGAAGCCTACGCCGACAGTGCCGACTCTTCGGCTGTCCATCTCAAGGCTGCTGCACTTCCCAATCAAAAGACTCAGGTGATACTGCCTCTGTCGGACATCAAGCCAAGCGAAGTGTATGCGCCGAACTTCAAAAGCGGCGATCGTGTAGCGCTCATTCGTTTCCCTCATGGTGGAACGTTCGAGATTCCCGAGCTGACAGTAAACAATAACAACGCAGCCGGCAGGAAGCTACTGGGTCATGCAGCCAAGGACGCTATTGGTATTCACCCGAGTGTCGCCGCTCGCTTGTCGGGTGCTGACTTTGATGGCGATAGTGTTCTGGTCATCCCCAACAATCAAGGTAAGGTTCGTTCTACTCCTGCGTTGAAAGGCTTGAGTTCTTTCGAGCCTAAGGAATCGTATCCTCCGTACGAGGGTATGAGAAAGATGACTGCCCATGACAAGGGTATGCAGATGGGTCTGGTATCGAACCTGATCACTGACATGACCATTCGGGGTGCCAGTACAGACGAGCTTGCTCGCGCTGTCAAGCATTCCATGGTTGTCATCGATGCAGAGAAGCACAACCTGGATTACCGTAGATCTGCAAGTGATAACGGTATCCCTGCCTTGATGAAGAAGTATCAAAGCAGCAGTCAAGGTGGTGCGTCAACGCTCATATCGCGAGCGACCTCACCGAAGAAGGTACCCGAGAGAAACCCAAGGTCGCCTAAAGACGGCGGTCCAATTGATCCCGCGACAGGTAAGCTGGTGTTTACCGAAACAGGTAAGACGTGGCCTGATGGTAAGGGTAAAGAACATCTGAAGACCACCACGTCTACCAAGCTTGCTGAAGTTAGCGATGCTCATACCTTGTCTTCGGGTACGGTCATCGAGAAGGTGTACGCTGACCACTCGAATCGTCTCAAGGGATTGGCTAACCAAGCACGCAAGTCGCTAGTTACTATCAAGCCCGACAAGTACAACTCTGCTGCTCGCAAGGTCTACTCCAGTGATGTGGAAACACTGAACGCCAAGTTGGCCCTAGCTCTTAGGAACGCCCCCCGTGAAAGACAAGCCCAGGTTATAGCAAACGGGGTCGTTCGATTGAAGGTGCAGGCAGACCCTTCTCTCAACGAGAAGGAAAACAAGGCTGAGAAGAAACGAGTAAAATCTCAGGCCCTTGCTGCTGCCCGTATCAGAACAGGCGCAGAGAAAGAAAAGTTTGACATCACACCCAGTGAATGGGCAGCAATCCAAGCAAGAGCCATCTCTGCCCATAAGCTGGACCAGATCCTGACCTATGCAGACCTTGACAAGATCAAGGAACTGGCTACACCAAGAGTCAAGATCCAGATGTCACCCAGTCGTAAGCTCAAGGCCAAGGCCCTGCATGAGCAGGGCTACACGTGGGCTGAGGTAGCATCAGCATTAGGCGTACCTGTGTCCACTGTCAAGGATGCAGTAGAAGGGAAAGGGGATTGATAGTGGAACTACACATGCTAACTACTACTGACAATCCCTTTAGCCCTGTAACACAGTATGATGCCTGGCTCACATGGGACTTGTCACGTGGTTACTGCTCGAACTCTTTGTTGGCTCGAGTAGTGCACACATCTGATGAACTTTCAGATGAACTACAACAAGAAGCGATTGAGGAAGCAATCGATGAGATCGTTACCGAGAATGTTTCTGGTGTACATACAAAAGTCAGAGCAGACTCGGGTACGACTGTCGTTGCCTAATACTACTCATGGGCATTCGATTGCTAAGCGCATCGCTGTCTGTGAGATCGCAAAACTAAATAATAATTTAATAACATAATGTTTTCGCTTGGCCCTGAGTGCGAAAATATTTCTTGATGGGGGGAGGGGTCTCGCAAAAAGAGACCCCCCTCTGCAT